CAAACTTCGATATGAGGGCGCGGGAAGCGACTCAAAAGGTTATTGACGAGAGCAAGAGACAACGCGAACTTTACCTGAAAGAGCAAGAGGCCGCTAAGAAAGCCGCCGCAGAAGCAGCAGGTACAAACAGCGGTGCGGGTGAAATCGACAAAGAGCTTAAAAAGCGCATTAGCTTCTACGAAGGTGAGCGCCTAGAGCTTGAACGCCTGATTGCCACCTACAAAGCACGTACTGAGGCTGTTCTACAAGGCGCAGCAGCAGAGCAGCGCGTGATGGCTAACGTTGAGCGTGATCGTGTACTGGCAAACGGGTCTAACAAGTACCCAAGCATGAAAGCCTACAACGATGAACTGGCTCTTGCTGGACAAGCCGATAGAGCAAAATTCGCACAACAAAACGCTAACGCAATCACTGAACAAGAAAACAAGATTACGGGAATCCTAGTTCGTGAAGCTGCATATCAAAAAGAACTTGCGGACGGCGATAAAGACCGTGTTGGGATGCTGGAAAAGCAAACCGTTGCAATCCTTAAGTTTAACCACGCTAGCACAGAAGACCTTGCAATTGCGAAGGAGCGTGCAAAGGTGGCAGATGAGATTCTCCGTGTGGAAGACGCTCGTAAAAAGCTTGAGCACTCTACGGGTGCCGCAAACTCCCGTGCTGCCGGAATGATGGAAGAGGCTAACGCTGTCGCAATTTACGGCAATACTGCGAGGCAGACAGCCGTAGAAGCAGCGAAGCTGGAAGTCGCTAAACTGCGGTTGAATGGGACAGGTTCGGACGCAATCATTCAAGCTCGTCTTGAATCGGCCGCAATGGAAGACCTAGGACGTTCTTATCTCGAATTGAGCAAACAAGCTGTTGAGCTTGCAAGACGAGAGGATATTGAGCGTGCCGCTGGTGTTGCTGGCGTGATTGGTGCCGAGTCCGCTAAGGTTCAGGCTTACTATGAAACTACACAAAAGGCGCTTGAGTTCGACAAGCAGCGTTCGGAGTCAGCGTATCAAACTGCGTTGGCATCCGGGGACGGCGTAGCCATTGGTAAAGCTTTGCTGGCTCTTGACGTTGTGAGAGACAAAGCCGCAGAAGTGCAGCGAATTCTAAACAAGAATTTTAAGCTTGACTTCAAAGTTGCTGGCCTACGGGACATCTCAAATACGTTTAGCCGCTTGGCAAACGATGCTGCTGCAATGGGCGAATCATTTGCTCACGTTGCTACGGCACTAGACGGCCTTTCGTCTTCGTTTGCTAAGCTATCTGAAATCCAAGCCAAGCAAGGTATCACGGAAGAGGAACGCCAAGCCCGTACCATCGGCGTTTATGGCGATATGGCTCAAGCCTCTGCTTCATTCTTCCAAGAGAACTCGAAGGGCTACAAAACGCTGATGGGAGTTTCGAAAGTGTTCCACGCTATCGAAATGGCCCAGTCTATCGCACGCATCGGCAAGCTTGCTATTGAAGCCGTTCTTAACCAAGCTAAAGGCGACCCATACACTGCATTTGCCCGCATGGCTGCGATGGCAACGGCTGTAGCAGCACTGGGCTACGCTGTAGGCGGGGGGTTCCATACGGGATCAAGTGGATCGAGTGCGGCTGACGTTCAAAAGACTCAAGGCACAGGTAGCTCGTTTGGTGACGCTGATAAAAAGTCAGAAACGCTCACAAAGAGCTTGGAACTGCTAAAAGAAAACTCAGACCTGATGCTGCCACTGACTCAATCAATGGCCAACTCGTTGACTAACATTGAGTCGTCTGTTGCTGGCGTGACTAACCTAGTACTCCGTTCAGGCGGTGTCAATAACGGTACGAATCTGGGTATTCAAACAGGCATCCTTGGTCAAGGCCCAAGTGGCATGTTGGGCTCTCTGCTTAGTAACATTGGCTCAAGTTTGCCTCTCGTTGGCGGGCTGCTAGGCGGGCTGCTAGGCGGCATTGCTAATCTTTGGGGTAAAACTTCAAAAGAAATTACTGACGCAGGCATTGCGATCAAAGGTACTGTAGCTGACTTGCAAAAGGGTGCCGGATACAACCAGTATGCAAACATTACTACCACTTCGTCAAGCTGGTTCGGCTTGAAGAAAAACACAAGTAGCAGTGTTCAAACTCAAGGACTAAGTACTGAGCTATCACAGCAGTTCGGGATGATCTTTACTAATCTAGAGGAAACTCTGAAAACCGCTGCTACGGCGCTTGGTAAGGATGGATCGGCAGTTGCAGCGGCCATTGACAATCTTGTAATTGATACCAAGGTTTCGTTGAAAGATTTGAAAGGTAAAGACCTTACCGACGCCCTTAACGCAGTGATCGGGAAGGCGATGGATGACGTTGCTCACGCTGCATTCCCACAACTGGACGCTTTTAGGCAGGTTGGAGAGGGCTACGCCCAAACGGTTATTCGTGTTGCAACTTCTGTTGAAAAAGCTGGCTCGGTATTGGAAGGTCTTGGCATCAAGGCCATCAAGTACACGGATATTACCAACAAGACTGGCGATGTCGCTTTCGAAATTGTGAAACAAAGTATCGCGCTGAAAGAGGCTGGCTCAGGAGTTGGTAAGATCGTAGAGTACATGACAGGCTCGGTTGAAGATTTGACCAAGGCTTACAAATCGCTTGTCGATATTCGCAGCACAATGCAGCGCTTGGGGCTAGGCTCTGGGCTAAACGCCGACACCGTTAAAGGTGCTGGTGGCCTAAGCGCTTTGTCAAGTGCTCTAGAAACATTCCAGTCTAAGTACTACAGTGCAGCAGAGCAGGCAGCTATCCAGACTGCTAAAGTTACTGACCAATTCGCGGCTATCGGGAAATCGCTGCCGGGTTCACGCGAAGAACTGCGTTCATGGATCGAAGCCGCTGCCAAAGTCGGTGACCAAATCCAAGTAGGTAAGTTGCTGTCGTTGGCGGACGCGTTTGACTCTTTGTTCAACACACTAGGCAAGCCAAGTCCGTTCTCAGATGACGCTGTGGCTAAAGCTAAAAAAGCATACGACGACGCTGTTGACGCAGCCGAGAATGCTTATAACAGGCTTGAAACAGCAGTGAATAAAGAGAAGGACCGTATCAACAAAGCGAAGGATGCTTTGCAGGACACCGTGAATAGCCTGAAAACTGTTCTCGACTCTCTTGCTGACGCGATTAAGGCCACAAGCCCGAAAATGTCAGAAGTCGAATCGTTCGAAGACGCGATGGCCGTAGTTAAGAAGGCTATTTCAGTTGCAAACGGTGGCGGAGACATCTCCAAAGTTTCCGGTTTGGATGACGCGTTTTCTACACTATCTAACCAGAGTGATTCTCCGTACAGCACGGCATTTGATTTCCAGCGTGCACAAGCTAGAGCTAATGCCGCGTTGAACGAGTTGAACGACTCTGGTAAGCGTCAGCTTACAGAAGCTGAAAAGCAACTTGACCTGTATCAGCAGCAGCTAGACAAGCTGGATAAAACACTTGAAGTAGCTAAAGCACAACTTGATGCCTTGAAAGGCATTGACAACAGCGTTCTTAGCTTGGAAGCAGCGTTGGCTAATTTCGCTAGCGCAATCAGTGCTGGTCAAATTGCTCAGTCTAACTACCAAGCTGTGTTGGCTGGTAACAATGGTAATGGTGCTTCCGATGCCATCGAAAAGCTGTATAACACCGTCCTCGGTCGTGACAGTGATACTGCGGGTAAGGCGTTCTGGTTGGATAAAATCAATAGCGGTGTTTCGTTCTCCGACATCACTAAAGCATTTTACAACAGTGATGAGTACAAGGGCTCGCATCACAGCGGGTCTGCTACCGCAACAATGCCTAGTTCGAGCAGCGGCTTTGGATTGACTAGTGGCGGTCCTATTTCTCTGTCAGCGATGCAGTCTGTCTACAATTCACTGCCGAAGTTCGACGTTGGAACGAACGAAGTGCCTCACGACATGATGGCTATGGTTCACCAAGGCGAGCGTATCATTCCGGCAGCGGACAACGCAGAACTAATGCGCCGTCTGGATGGAGAGGAAGGGAGTCAGCCTTCAAACGCGGAAGTTGTTGCTAAGCTTGACGAGCTAATTCAAGTCGTTATGCAAGGCGACGTAGCTAACGTGCAGAAGGCTAACGATATGTTCAAAATCGTCCGTGACTGGAACTTGACTGGTTTGCCGGGTACTAGAAGCGAGCAGTGATGTTTCAAAGGGCGTTCCGAAAGGTTCGCCCTTTTTTCTTTTTAGCTAACTTTCTAGTGAACTAGCTAGCTTGACAGGAAGTAGAAAACATGGTAAAATCATGCCTATAACGCGCAGCGTTACGGCAACATAAGAGAGGGTAACAAAATGAAAATTATTCGCCCGGTGGGTGTTACCCAAGCGGGTAGCATTACACGCAGTACAACTGCAACGTACTGGGATAAAAACGGAACACTGCAAACAGCACTTGCTAATGCACTTAGGGTAACTTACGATCCAGCTAGCCTATCAAATCCGCCGTATGCCATGATCGAGGCAGCGGGAACAAACGTAGCTTTGTACTCGTCAGACTTTACGAACGGGGCTTGGGTAAAATCAAACGGTGGGACAGGCACGGCCCCCGCGATCACAGCCGCAGTCGGTACGGCCCCTGATAACTCATTGACGGCTCAGAGAGTAACCATGAGCATCGGCGGTAGTAGCTTTGCAGACTTTAGCAAGGTGGCTCAATCAGCGACGATGGCTACTGCCTATTCACTATCTATCTTCTTAAAATCAAATACAGGGGCAAATCAAAAAATACTCCTTATTGGCACAACAACTACTCAAGTAGTAACGGTTACTACAAGTTGGACGCGTTTCAGCCTCCCTGACGCAGCTAGCGGCTCTGCTACCCTCGGATTTGGACTCATGGGAGGCTCAGGGAGCGACAGTATTGCAGACATACTCGTTTGGGGTGCTCAAATCGAGCAGGGATCAGTTTCAAGCCATATCCCGACTACTAATGCGATAGTTACAAGGGCGGCAGATGTAGTGGCTACGAACGGCCTGATTTACTCGAATGTGCCGGAAAATGATTACGCAGTGTGGGATGGTACAAAAATTTACGTGACTGGGGATCGTATTCTCGACCTTACAGCACATAAAATTTATGAGTCTGTTACAGGCAAGACAGGCCCGGTGACACTCACTATCGCAAGTCCTTGCGTGGTTACCATGAAGGACTCTACGGGAGCGTCCTACGTTCCTGCTGCCGGAACAGCAGTCAGGTTCACCACTACAGGAGCGTTGCCAACCGGGTTGACTGCCAACACAGTTTATTTTGTAGTGAACCCGTCAGGTACTACCTTTTCTGTGGCAGCTACCGTTGGTGGGGCCGCGATTAACACAAGTGGTTCACAGTCAGGAACGCACACGGGTTTTGCCTCGGCCAACTATAACCAAGCAGCACCAAACACTACCTACTGGCTCGACGCGGGAAACGATAACCGTTGGAAGATGTTCGACCAGAGCATTACTTCGCAAACCACATTAGCAGGCGAGGTTGTTATTGCGTTTGCCCCCGGCCAACGCTTGGATTCGATTGTTGGACTTAACTGCGCGGCATCGTCCGCCACAGTGTCATTTACAGACATTGGGACAGGGCAGGTAGTTTATTCCGCTATGGTGAATCTCGTCTCTAGTAGCGGTATTCAAGACTTGTATTCATACCTATTCGAGCCGATTACGCAACTCCCCGAGTTTGTAGTAAGCGATGTCCCACTAGGCATCTCTACCAACGCTGTCGTTACAGTTCAAGTTAAAACCACGACAGGCAACGCCTCAATCGGGGGTTGCGTTTTCGGTCTAGCAAAAGACATTGGATTTACCGAGTGGGGAGCGAAGGTTAGCACGGTTGACTACTCTGTAAAGACGAAGGACGGTTTTGGGAATTACGTAATCACGCCTAGGGCCTTTAGTAAGAAAGGCGACTTCACGGTTCAAGTACCAACAGGTTCAGTTGATTTTTTGCAAAACATGCTCGCCCAGTTCAGGTCAACGCCGGTCGTTTATATCGGCTCTAATAGCGGGGATAGAACCCAGTTCAACTCCACTATTATTTACGGATTTTACAAAGACTTTACGATTGATATCTCATACAGTGCGTTTTCTGTGTGTTCGCTGTCGGTCGAAGGTCTGACTTAAAAGGAAAGAAAAACAATGACAATTAGACTTCTACCTACCCCACCAAAGCGCACGGATGACCCGGTAACGTTTGTTAGTAGAGCAGACGGGCTGCTGTCCGCGCTTCCGGGGTTCGTTGATGATGCGAACACTTTGGCTGCACAGCTAAACACTGTTGCCGCTGGTGGCGCTTACGCACTGCCGTATAAGTTTAGCTCCACTACAACAGACTCAGACCCCGGTAATGGCTGGCTGCGTCTAAGCAGCGCAGTACAAAACACATCTGGAGTTATCCGCTTGGATTTAACCGGGCTCGATAACATTGACTATACAGCCCTGATTGATACGTTCGACCTTTCAACAAGCGGCATTAAAGGAAGTATCAGGCTTACGAAGGTGGGTGATGTTGGCAAGTTCATCGTATTCAACGTAGTTTCAAGAGCTACCGTCGCCGGGTACAGAAACATTACAGTGTCTCCTGTTGTATGGAGCAGTGCTAACCCGTTCGTGGATGGTGATACTGTTATCCTGCATTTCCAACGAGCAGGCGATTTAGGAGGGGCAGGGAGCTTGAATCGTCGCATGGTGTCGGTTGTCAGTAATGCAGCCCCGACCCCAGACATCTCAAACACAGATTGCTACGAGATTACGACACTAGCCGCCAATTTGATTGTTGGTGCCCCTGTCGGTGTGCCACAAAACGGTCAAACTTTGCTATTTAGGATTAAAGACAACGGCGTTTCGCGTACAGTCGCATTTAACCCTATCTACCGAGCATCAATTGAATTGCCGTTTCCCGCTGTGACGGTAGTAGGGAAGTGGTTGTATTGCGGCTTTATTTTTAATGCGGCAGATACTAGGTGGGACTGCATTGCATCTATTGGTAGTATGTAAGGAAGGATATGGCTACTCTCTACGCTCTACCTTCTCTGGCGACTTGGACTTCTACAACAGGGTGGAGTTCTACATCTGGTGGAGCTTCTGCCGGGAGATCACCTACTTCTACCGACGATGTTGTTTTTGATGCCAACTCTGGACCATCCCGTAGTATCAATACTAGCGGCGGGTTTTGCAATAACGTTAGCACTGTGGGCGCAAACCCGATGACTTTTACATCCACGGGGGGCTGGCTCCAAATTTTCGGATCATTGGCAGATTTCACAGGCAGTGTAAGCGTTGCAAGCATCAGGCTTAGAAACGGGTTGACCGCTTCTTCCACTGGCAGTGCCTCTCTTAAAGGACAAAATGTCTCATTTGGGACGATCTATGTTTCTTGCTCGTTAACTATACTATCTACACTTATCGTTACAACAGGTTTAAACTTCGAGGATGTAACGGACACAAGCTCTAACGGTATCCCGTACAATTTTACGACTAACGGGTTTAACATTACAGCACCAGCCGTTGTTAAATCGAACGTAGGCGGGGGTGTCATGTTTGTGGACAATACCACTATGACGCTTACGGGTCCGAGCTATGTTAGCTCTTTGTTCTCTCCCGGAGGTAGCACTATAACAGGGGGGTCTTCGCTGACGTTGAAAGCTCAAGTGGCCGCTTTAACGAGCGATGCAACTATTACTGTCCCTGCCAACGCCACAGTTGAAATTGTTTCGACAGGCACAGGCGGATACTACGTTGTACTATATGCGACTTTTTCAAGTGTTGCGCTTAACAGCTTAACTGTACAAGGCGGTTGTAGAGTGAAATTCCAACAGGGCTTCACGTTTACAGCAAACAATTTTGCTTTTAATGGGACGTTTTCAAGTCCAATTGTAATTACATCTACCGATGCATCGACAAGAGCCAGTCTTGTTAAGAGCGGCGGAAGCACGGTGTACGTCGATGTTTGTACGTATTCCTGCCTAAACTTTTCACCGGCCAATACATTTTATGCCCGTGCTGGAACTGATGCTGGCAATAGCTCGGGGATTACCGTGTATAAAGCCAAGCCAAATATGTTTGCTTATTTTTAAAGGAGTTGAATGAAAAAGTATTTTAAAAACGGTGAACCGTTCGACATCAACGTTTTTCAGATTGGGAGTGATGGTACACAATACCCGGTCGGTTGGTTCTTTAGGCAAGAGAACCGGGATGCAATGGGGGTTGTGGAGTTGGATGATGGCCTGCCGCCTCCAAAAGTGATCCCGTATGAAGTTACTATGCGGCAGGCGCGTCTAGCACTACTTAAAAACGGATTGCTAGACATGGTGGACGCGGCTATTGAATCCTTGCCAAGCCAGCAAAAAGAAGAAGCTAGAATTGAGTGGGGCTATTCTTCCGCAGTAGTGAGGGACAGGGAGCTAGTGAGAATGATCGGCGCGGCACTTGGCCTAACTAACGATGAGCTAGATGGCTTGTTTATTTTTGCATCAACGCTGTAAATAAGAAGTTAAATTAATAAGAAAGAGACAAAATAATGTATATTCATAATGGACAGCCGTTTAATGTTTGGATTTGGCAGGTCATGGAGGATGGCGTTCAGGCTGCGCCGGGATTTTTCCTAGACGAATACTGGGCTGGTGTATACCACATCTACCAAGTACCTGATCCCGTACCTCCGACCATCACAGACCTGCAAGTGGTTGAGTTGGTTGAATTCCAACTTATTGGCGGAGTGTGGACGCCAATCTGGAATATTCGGGATAAAACCCCCGATGAGTTGGCGTACGAAGCTTGGCAGCTTTCCGTAGCTAAAGACGCGAAAAACAAGCAAATTAACAAGTGGCGCGAAGAGGCGAACCTAACATCGTTTCCGTTTGCAGGTAAGCAGATTGCTTGTGATTCCCTGTCATACAGGGATATTATGAGCATCGCTGTGTACGTGCTTATGTTCGGAGACTTTGAGCCGGGATTTCCCGGTGTTTGGAAAGCTATGGACAACACCTACGTGCCACTGGCAACGACTAACGATTTTAAAGCAATGTACGACGCAATGGTGGCGCAGGGGACCGCAAACTTCAACCACTCTCAGGAGTTGAAGGCGCAAGTTGCCGCAGCAACAAAGACTAATCAGTTAGATTCAATCGTCTGGTAACAAACCTGCCACTAACGGGGCAGTTAACAACAATAAGGAAGCATCAATGGAGCAGATTACCCTGATTTTCACCAAGCGGAATTGGAGTCCCGGTTCTCTACTAATCCGCTGGTGCCTTCCCCGCAGTCGTTTTTATAACTCGCAATCATCACATTGCTTGATCGAAGATGGGGAATACCTCATCGAAGCCAGTATGACTCATGGCGTTCGAAGAGTAAAACGAGAAGAAGCCCTTAAGGGACTAACAGCAGTAAATACCGTGGCGTATAACGTGCCTAATGCGGAAGCTGGCCTTAAGTGGGCTAGGGAGCAAGTAGGCAAGAAATACGATTTTAAGGGCGCTCTCGGCTTGGCAATTGCACCTGACCGTGACTGGATGGAGGATGATGCTTGGTTCTGTTACGAACTAGGCGCAGCTACGTTAGTCGCAGCCGGGAAGGATTGTTTTAGATCAGTAGGCCATATTTCAGAATCAACGCTGCTGGCAATTAAGCCATGACCGATGGCGTATTATTTAGTATGAAGGAACTTATGGAATTAGAAGCTTTGAAGTACGTCCTTGGACTCCTTCAATTGGTTGTTACCGGCTGGTGTGTTGTCATGTACAACGACCTCAAATCCTGTAAACAAGACCTAGCAGCACACAGGCTGCACATGGCAGAGAACTATACAACCAAGAGCGAATCCACACGCGCTTACGACTCCCTGAGCCGTTCCCTAGAAGCTTTGATGGCTACTGTAAATTCTCGATTTGACAAGATTGACAGTAAACTAGATCAGAAGATGGATAAGGGTGGGGACTGATGAAGCTTTGTACAAGTTGTAGCGTGCTACAGCCTGTAGAGAACTTCCCAGTGAATAGGTCAAGATGTAAGAGCTGTAGGGATAAGGATAACTCTCAAAGAAAGGCGCGATGGTACAAAGAACACAGAGAAGTTAGCTTGCAGCGCGCTAGAAAGTTTAGAGCCTCCCTGAGCAATGAGCAGAAGCAGCGATACCGCGAGACAGCAAAAGACTGGTGGGCTAGGAATCACTCTCATACCTTGACTTGGAGAGGGGTTTATAGGGAGCAGCACAGAGGTAGAGTTAACGCGTGGGCAAAGAACTACAGAGCCAAGAAGCGCTTAGCTTTGCCTAGCTGGGCATCACTGGACAAAATAGAGGCCATATACAGAGAGGCGGCGAGGCTTAGTGAGGGCATTAGCAGCTTTCATGTGGATCACATCGTTCCGCTCCAATCTGATACGGTCTGCGGCCTTCACTGGGAAGGTAACTTACAAATATTACCGGCAGCGGAGAACATCTCAAAAGGAAACCGCCGTTGGCCTGATATGTGGTAAATATGGACATTGAAAAGATCATTGATGAAGTCATCCAAGCCGAGGGAGGGTACGTTTGTGACCCCTCGGATTCCGGGGGTGCTACCTGCTTTGGCATCACTGAAACGGTAGCACGCGCTAACGGTTTTTATGGGAACATGAGAGACTTGCCCCTAAGTACTGCGAAAACTATCTACCGAAACAGGTATTACTACGAACCTAAGTTTGACCAAGTTGCTGTTTTAACCCCTAAAGTGGCAGCAGAGCTTACTGATATGGGGGTTAATATGGGGGTTAACTTCGCCAAGACTACTTTACAGGAATCACTTAACCTCCTTAACCGGCAGGGTGAAGACTATAAAGACATCAGCGAGGATGGGTCAATCGGCAAAGAAACGCTAGCAGCACTCGCGTTACTGCTAGCAAAGCGGGGCGAGGATTTGATCCTTAAAACGCTTATCCTCCTACGCGGGGCTAAATACCTAGCCATTTGCAAGAGTAACCCAACCCAAGAGAAGTTTTTAGTAGGTTGGATTTCTAACCGAGTACATTTGTATTGCAAGGACTGAGCGATATGGATTTTAAAGATTTGTCTAGCCTGCTAGCCAAGGCAGCACCTACAATTGCTACCGCCCTAGGCGGACCCCTAGCAGGAGGCGCTGTAGCGGCCCTAGAAGCCGTTTTCAGCGTTAAGGCTGAGGGAACTACCAGCGAGAAGCAAGACACGCTCCTAGCCGCGATTAGTGGCGCTACGCCCGAACAGCTACAGAGGCTTAAGGAAGCTGAGAACGCGCATGCAGAGAAGATGGCCGAACTGGGCTTTAAGAACGTGGAAGAATTGGCACGGATTGCCAAGGATGACCGGGACTCAGCCCGTAAGCGTGAGTCAGATGTAAAAGATTGGACCCCGCGAATTCTGGCTTACTTGATTGTGAGCGCCTTCGTTGGGGTAATTGTAGGGGTACTGGCAGGATGGGGAAAGGTGGATACCGTCTTGGCTGGAACTCTAGTTGGCTATTTGTCAGCAAAAGCAGAGCAGGTTGTAGCATACTACTTCGGTAGCTCAGCCGGTTCGAAAGACAAAACAGAGTTGCTTGCAAAAGCTCAACCTGTAAAATAATCTCGCGTCATGGTAGTGTTTGCCCCCAGCCTTTCGGTTGGGGGCTTTTTTATTACTCGCCTTTCTTACGGCGAGCAGGCTTCAACACTTCCGTTGACCCGAAAACGTCTCCTGCTTCCAGCTTAACCGCTGGCGTAGCCGTCCCAATCTGGGCCTCTGCCATCACAAACAACTCCCGCATAACCTCCACCGGGAGAGTTGCGTAGTGGTTGTAGTGCGCCTCGTAGTTTTTCAGTTCTTCAAGAGTCATTAGTCCTCCAACGTGTCATTCAAAACAGTGTACAACGCTCCGCGTTCAATCGCTACCTCCGTCCCTTTCAGCTTGTCGTCGTCTTCTTTCGGCAAAGAATCTTCGAAGCGAGCACGCAGATATTTAGCAAGCTCAGCCTTCGGCAACTTGAACGTCACAGCCATACCCTCCACAGTCTCTTTAAACTCCGTAGCGGCGTTCTTAGCTGCTTCCTTAGCCTTGTGTTCAGCTTGCAGTTCGCCCATTGCGTATTTAACGCGAGCACGAAACAGGTCAGCGTCAACGGTTGCATCATGCTTACCAAACGAAACAGAAATTACTTCTTTAGTCATTACTTTCCTTCTTAAAAATTAACCAACAAAACCCATCAGGACGCCCAGAGGCGGGACGAATGCACCCACGACGCGGAACACTTCTAGCAGGCCGAATGTCGTTGCCCCGGCAAGCTTAACTATGTTGGCGATGTATAGCACTACTGCAATAACACCTACCACAAATTCAAAAAAGTCACTCACTTAAATACCCCTTATTGTTCGTCCTCCTTAAGCCACAACGTAGCGTCGTGAGCGTGGAGAACAGCTTCAAAAATAGCAATGAGGCGTTTCTTATCCCCATTACCCAGACCCCCGCCAATCAGCGGGAGGTGAATCGGAATACCCGGCATATACTGGTCAACGTACTTAACAACGTTTTGCAGGCCCAGTACCACCGCATCATACGAAACGTACAGCGTGTACGGGTTACGCCCGTATTCCTTTTGCGTGATGACGTTGGCAATGCAACGATCCTCGTAGGGGTTCTCCCAGATGATCGCCTGTCCCAGCTTCAAACCGTACCGGCGTTCAGCTTGTTTGTAAACTAGGTAGGCTTCCGGGTGAAGGTCTTTGATGATCTTTGCTACGCCCGACCCCATCACACCCTTAGCATTGCAGCCGTGTACTACTAAACAACGCTTACCAGCCGTAGCGTTAAACAAGTCGCCAATTTGAATGTCAAGCGCCATACGCAACAACCACTTTAACTTTCCGGGTGTTAAAATCCTTAACTACCCCGAACATCTCACGGCTAGTGCCGTCTTTGACGCCAATATCCTTGTCAAACGTGAAGACACTACAACCCCCGAGCAAGCTGGCGATGACTTTTGCCTCGTCCTCGGTTTCAATCGTCAAGGTGAACGGCTGGAATGCCGGTTTAGTTTCGATTGGCGTGCGTTTCATTTCACATCTCCTTTCTGCTCAGGAGCATTACCCATCTTACGGCAATGCTCGCAATTTTTAGAACATTTCTTCATTACCTACCTCCTTAATGAAACGTTGAATCGCTGTAGCAATTAGCAGCGATAAACAGCCGCGTATCCCCACCGATAATGGCGACACGCTTAACGGGGTCTTCTAGGTAAAACCACTCCCCAGCAAATTGCCCGTTAAGCGATTCGGCAGTGATTACATTCGGCTCACTGAGTTCCACAATTATGTACAGGCCAAGCTCAGGGCAATCGTCCCCATCGGGGCCTACGCCAGCGTCAGCGTAGAAAACAGATTGCCCTACAGCCAGTGGATTGCCGAACATATCCACCAACATGACAACTCCTTACGCAACGAAGAAACGTTGGCCCTTCGAAGCTGTTGGACCCGCATCATATGCCTTCTTACCCTGCACCATAGCATGAGCACGGGCCATATCGCGGGTGTCGTAGAACTTAGCACCAACCGGGGCAGTGTGGTAGCGAACACGGCCACCATCGCTAGGCATGATCGGCACAGGCTTTAGCACAGGCCACGATGCCGCTTGTTGGGCGATGTGCGCAGCTTGCGACGGGGCCTTAGCAGCCTTGGACGATGCCGGGTTAGGAGTCGGCTTGTTCGTTACAGGAACAGCAGGCAATTGCACAACTTGCGGCTTGTCTGCCTTCGGTTGCAAGTAAGCCAAATCCGCCTCAGTGAACGGCTTACCAATCGCCTTCCAGTAAATAACGCCCGTACCGCTAACCAGCTTGCGATTAACGCTCTCGCTCTGGATGAAGATGTCAAAATTGCCATGATCGCCCGGATGCAGACGAACGTTACGGTCATCCGGCAGGCCCAGCATCTCACGAGCATCAGCTCCGGCGTAAATCTTGCCGGTGTTGCGGTCACGCACAGCAATCATTTTCGTGGGCTGAACACGCGGTTCCGTTTTGGTAAGCTGGTAGAAAGCCGAGCCTTTCAGGTATTCCATGCGATGACGCAGGATGAACGGACGAATCTCGATTCCGTTATCTTCTGATGGAACGACATATAGCGAAACGTCTTTGCCTTCCACCAGTTCAACCAGCTTGCCAGTGTCAACAGCCGAAGCCGAGGCGTAGAACACCGTGGAGCTAGTTTTGCCTGCCGAGCGCATAGCGGAGAAGCTATTCACAGCAGCTTGAGTAGCAGCCGTGGACTTAGCCATACCTTCCGCAGTGGTTTCCCATTCGATGATATTACCGTCTGGGATGCCCAGCCCTTGAAGCTCACTGCGGAAGCCAACGGGAACACGGCCCACGAAGGTCCAACGGCCCGTAGCTTGCAAGGCAGTGATTTTCCGACCCAAGGTGAACTGGTTGTACTCACGCGAGTGGCGTTCTTCCCCGTCCGTGGTAATCATAACCACGTAGGAAACGTTCGGCATACGCGCATCCGGCAGCGATTCGAACAACTCAATCATCTCTCCGATGCCATCATACAGCGGAGTTCCACCCGGCGTAGGCCACGAGGTAAGAGGCTTAAGAACGTGCGGGTTCGAGATGACAACTTGGCGTTCCACTCCGTAGCCGCCGTTGCCAATACCGATGCCGACGACAGAAACGATGGTGTCAAGTTCTTCACGGGTAGCTGCGTCTTTAACAGCCTTAATGTTGACGTTGTAGTCAGCCATCGCTGCATTTGCCAGCGAAGCCATAGAGCCCGAGTGGTCATTCACAAAGCCCCAGTGTGTTTTATTCATATTTATTCTCCTTTTAAGTTATCTAGCAGGCACGCTATCTCTAACGTGCCGCTATTTTACTACGTTTCTACTTACTAAGTCAAGCTGCTTAGCCGTGCAGGCGTTCTTTGATTTCAGCGAAGGTTTGGAAACGAACAAGACGGCCATTCTCAAACACAACCTTAAGCTCGCCCATCACTTCCTGATAACGCTCTTGCTGGTCGTACAGGACGAACTTACCACCTTCGTTCTCCACACGCAGCAGGCCCTTAGCAGACTTCTTAACCCCGTCGCCGGTTTTGGGGTCTTTCTCAAGCTCTCGCGCTTCCCCGTTCACCACGCCCCACGTAGCCTTAACGGCCATACCGAACGTGTCACGGGTAATGTATTGGTAGGTGTAGCTACCAATGCCGAACACCACGTTAGCAGAGCTAAAGCCCTTCTCCATCAGGCGTTGCAGGATAGCTTCGCAGCGTTCCAACGTAATGCTATCCCCGTAAATCAGGCTAACGTGCTTGTCGAGGGTCTTGTAACCCTTGTCGGTTACAGTACCGCCGAATTCATCCCACAGGCATTCCACAGCACCTTTAACTTCGTGCTCAGCAAGCTCCTTGCCCAGAACGATAGTGTCAACACCGCAGTCGTAACAGCAAGAAGCCTTCGTGTGGAATTCGTAATACTTGCCTTGATACTTCACCGCGTCAGCGTCACCTACAGTGTCGTAAGCGTCAAAAAGCCCTGTAAGCTGTTCCACTTCCACAACCTTGTAGCCGGTCAGAATCTTAACAGGATCGCCCGAGTCAGGACGGAACACCACCTTAGCGTTACCAAATGCGTCTTCACCACGGGCCATGATTTCCGGTTTAAGCTCTTCCGCAAAGCGGGTGATAACCTGCCAGAAGTCCCATGTATCCGAGACGATGGAGACAACCCCTTTAGGGTACACTTTGGTAATCAGGCGACGGAATGTGCCGATTTCATCGGGGCTCCCGCCCATGCACATGACGGAGTGCTCTGTAGCCGGGACTGAGCCTGCTACAAGTTCCTCCGTTACGTCAGCGCCGTAGTAGTACTCCAGATAGTCGATAGCGAGCAGGGCATCCGTACCAGAGCCAGCGGCCATCAAGTGTGCAGCACCGCACTTGGCCGAGTCGAAGCGGCCCGACATACCGCGCATGGAAAAATCGTGTGCTTGCCAGTTGACGAACATCGGGTCAGCCCCGGTCAATGCTGCGTACTTACCGATGAGACGGCGGTACTCGAACGCGATGGTGCCAACCGTAATCGGCTTCCACAGATCACAGGATAACACCGTTTCAAGGTAGTTAGTCAGCCAATAGAACTGCGGCAGCGTGTTCTTGATCGTCAGGAACGGAACACGGATGTCAACACGGCTACCCTCTGGCAGTGCCTTAATTACGATAGGCAGATAGCCAAGATCGTGCAGGGCTTCGATGTGATCGGTGCGAACTGCGTTCTCCCCGAGGAAGTTATCACAGCGCCGTTTGTACTCCGCCACCACTTCTACCCTCGGACGTTGGAAGAAACCCTCGTTCCATTCTTCAATCAGGAATTCCAGAATGAAGCCTTGCAGGCCCGTAAACACCACCTTGTTATCAAAGGTGGAAGGCATCTTGGCATGGGCTGCACTACGGGCCGTGAAGTTTGAATACACGTACTCCGTACCTTCCGGGTACTGGTCGATATGCCCTAATTTATAACTATCCAAAGCCAAATGAGGTCGTTTTTTCATCGTTGTTCTCCTTATCGGCTAGCCGCTGCTTCCGCTGCTGCTTCGTGTGCAATGTCGGCTACGTAGTCCTTTAGCAGCGTACCCAGCTTGCTTTCAAAAGTTGGCTCTGGCTGCTCGGAAGCCTTCTGTTCACTTAGAAGGTTCAGCTTCCGTGCAACGTCGATGTGCACAACTTTCTCAATCGTCTTTTTCGTGGGGTAAGAGTCGGAGAGATGGGTTTGGGAAGAGATGCTTACTTTTACAAACTCTTCTTTACTACCTTGCTTTCCGCTTACATCACACACATAAGTGGTGATAATTGCCATTTTTTGTTGTTCTCCTTATTAGTTAAATAACCAAACTAACCTTGCCAGATGCTACGGCTGCTTCGCCCTTAGCACCTACAGGGTTGCTAGTGTACAGCTTATCTACCAAGCCGTCAAACACTTCCACACCAGCCGAGAAAATGCCGTGCGTAACGTACAGCATTACTTGGCCGTCCGTCAGCTTACGCAGTTCCTTAGCAAGCTCGGTGAAGGTACGTCCGCCGTCGCAGATATCGTCCACGATGAGGAAGTCTTTATTACCTACGTGCTCGCTGTACACGGCAGTCCCGGTAACCTTCCCGGTCAGCACATCACGGGTTTTATCGGCCCGTACAACGTGCGCAAAGCCATGATCCTTGGCGATTCCCAGTACTTTCTTGTTTGCTCCAGCATCCGGGCTTACAAGCACGGTAGTGTCGTGGTCCAACCATTCCAGCAGAGACGCAATCTTTTCCGTTGCAGGACGGTGCACAAGGTTGTTAATAAGTGCTTCCGCAACATTGGAATGGAGGTCGTAACACACTACCTCGGTGAAACCTAGGCTGTTGATGAAATCAGCCACCACCTTAAGCGACAGGCTTTCACCGGGCGAGCACACCCGGTCTTGACGAGCGTAGGGCATGTACGGCATGACTAGAATAATTTCTACTTCGCTGCCATATTCCCTGCGCAGAGCGTCCACCAGCAATGCAAGGTCGATGAGGTCGCTGTTACTTTCGTAATTCAGCTTGATTGACAGCCCCCAAGCGGGCGGCATGTAGCCGAGACGCAGAAACGTTTCCCCGGCAGGGAATTGGCGAAGCTCGAAAGGGACAATGGCTCCGCCCACGAATAGTTTTAGGCTCATGGTTGTTACTCCTTGTGGTTATCATGTTGTTCTTCCTCGTTATCAGCGTAAGGACAGCTGAGAGGGCCGGGGCAGGGGCCTACAGCTTCCCCGTCGCACTGGCACTGTTCGCTGCGTTGTTTCTTATGCTTCTCGGTCCGTAGCTCTGTTAGCTCGTCTTGGTCAAGCATTATCTGTGCCATATAAAAGGCCGGAAGCAAGCCAGCCTACAGCTGCTGTTCGATGGCGTCAGCCAATTGCTCGAAGGTAGCGCCGTTGTCATTATGAACAGAAAGGCTCTCCGTGCGATCCTTAATACAGACTTCATCTTGCATCCAGACAAGGCCAGCCCAGTCTTGTACAGCTTCGGTAGGTACGCAGTATCCCTTGCCGTCATATGCAAAATCCCCAAATTGGTCCTTTACCCACGCACCTTGTTGGGAAACGTCGCTGATAACACCCCAAGCGCAGAAGCAGTCTTCACTGCGGAGAAACATACGCCCCTGCTTATATTTCCCGCTGCGCAGGGCTTCAACGATTTTGGCTTTGGCTTCCGGGTTCATCTTCTTAGTCATGTTTTTTCTCCTTGATAAGTTGGAATAAAGCTAGTGTAGCCCACTTTCTAGCTACCTGTCAAGCTTTTTGGCGTAATAATTTCAACACCCTTGGCTGTAAGGCTGTCGAACAAATCAGCCGGGATACTACGGATAGGGTGCAGGTAGGAGGGCTTCCCAAGCTCTGCCATGTAGGTAGCCATATCCAAGCTGCCTGTACTCTTATTAGGCCCCTCGGTAATTCCACTCCAAACAATAAGCGCCTCGTCAGCAAAGTCGCCCATCTCGTGATTACGCCAGATGCCAGCTAGCAGGTTGAATTTCTTACCATCTCGTCGCGTTCTTACAACAGCCCCCGGCGCTTCAATGTCATCCCACTTGGCCGGGAAAGAGTGAATCTGTAGCCCATTCTTCTTGGCAAACTCTTCGCCCAGCGTATCAACCCCGTCAGCCTTCCCGCTCACTACTTCAATGCTTTTCTTGTGCTTTGCCCACAAGCCCGATTCGATGATGGCACGCTTTACCGTGTCGTAGCTTGTGATGCTGCGCGAGCCAGCGATTATGAGTTTCATTTCTGCCCTTTCCGCACACAAACCATCTTAGGGTCGTAATGCCCCATGATGTTAAGCTCCCGGCCTGCCTTGCTCAATGCAGCCCCGGCTGCAACGCAAGCCTCTGGCGTGTTGAACTCACCCATGTTTGCATACTCAACGCGTGGCCCATAGCCAGCGACAAAAGCTACTAACAAAATGTAAATCATTTCTGCTCCTTTGCCCATTTAACCGCAGCTACAACAACATCCCCGTGACAGGGCCGAGGCTTACAAAAGCATCCCAGCCGTTTGCCGTCCAGAGAACGTAGGTAGCTAAGCGTTATATTACCTTGTTTGATTTGATCCCACAGCCATCCCCTGTACCATGCAATGACAACCTCTCGCGTATCTCCGATGGCGTCATTAATCGGACGCAGGTTTCCGAGCCTGCTACCCCGGCCTATATAGACATCGTAGGCTTCGTAGTGCTTGTTTACAACGGTACACATTTGTTCGCGTATTCAACAAAGACTACAAACCATTCTAGCCATGCGTCTACGTCCTCTCCTGTGTACGGTGCTCCTAGTACAAGTACGGGTGGTAATGCAGTCATTCGTGGCCCTCCATAGTATGCAAGATAGCACGCGGATTGTCATCTATCCAAATGTCAATGCAGATGCCATTAGCGAACATGAACTTTTCCTTGGCCTTACGCCCCGTGGCATAGAACCCGTGAACAGGGTGAGGTTTGCCCTCGAATTGTGCATAAACTTTGGCCATCTCTCCGGGGAATCTCCAAGTTACGATGTACACTTTGTGCCCAGCTTCACGGAAGGTTTTGATAACCTCGTCCCAGAGCGCCGGGTCGCGGGTGTAGGTATCGTCGTAGTCAAGTCCGATGTTCATCGTTGCATCTCACGGGGAGCGTACAACCTGCCCCAGTAGGCGCCCTCGCGCTTGTTACGGCTTTCGAGTACTTTCATTTGTAACACTCCCTCACTTCCTCCCTCTTGGTTAGGTTGTGTCCACCCCGGTTGTTGAGATTCTGCCATTCGTTTTAAATCCCTGCCAACGGCATTGAATCGGTAATACATAATTTCATCTGTGCCACCTTTGGTGTCCCAGTCAAGGTCTACAGCAGTTCGCCCGTAAAGCTCTGAGCCGTCAGAGAGTATGACATCCACACGCTCAAAAATAGCAACAGGAGACAAGCGCGGCCAGCCGTAGGCCCAACCGTTACACCCCATTGCGAACCACCCACCTTCACGTAGGTAGTTCGCAAACTCCAACTCCGCTATACGAGCTTTTAACCTGACTATCTCGCACTCAAGCATCGCCTTAGTCTTACGGCCCATAATTCTTCCTGAAATAAGAAAAGACCAGTGTAGCCGAAGCCTAACCAGCCTGTCAAGCTACTTTCTTACTTATTTTTAAACGGCTCCAACACACCCTGCGGAACCCGTAGCAGTTCCATTAGGCTGCTAGCTAGCAAACCCATATCCGGGGTGTACACCTGCGGTACTGTGCGATGGCCTAGCGTCTTAAACACACGCATAGCCTCCGCATCCTCGTCAATCTTCACCACTTTATGCCTAATGCTACGGCGTTCTAGTTCTTGCACAACAGCCTTGCAGCCTGCACAGCCGTTACTTGAAAATACCACCAACTCACTCACCTTTGTTCTCCCCGTACAAAATTGTCTGCCGGATATGCTCAGGAACCGGCACAGTTTCAAGCTTCGCTGCCTGCGCCCATACGTCCAGTACTTGATAGCTAGGATGGTTGTAAAGGTTCAGAGGCGGGAAGTTATCATTCCACGCTATTTCACTCACACCCATTTTCCTCCATATACTTTAACACCAACCGTATCTCATCTACGTTGGCGTCATTTTTATATCTGTTAGCCTTGTTACTTATTACTCGGACGTTACCCGGCACGTATCCCAGCTTAGGTCTCAGCCTGTCTAAGGAGGGAGTCCAGTCTATATCCAAAATCTTCAGCGGTTGCCCGAACACAGGACAGACGGCAGGAATAACAACGTCCCCTACGCTAATAGAGAATGGACTTCCTTCCAGCTTTGCTCTCCGTTTAGCCCGATACCACATTTTGTACTCGTGGGAAGACTCCCGATATTCGCGCTTTGCCTTAGCTATTGAGCAGGCTTTGCACTTAGAGTTCTTGCCCATCCCAGTCATAGTGTGTGACCCAAACTCGCTTAGTGGCTTGAATGTGTCACACGTGTAACAAGGGCGCTGGCCTTCTGGCCAGTCTTTTACCCTCAATCGCTTCATCTTACATTTCTACAGTGCACTGGCCCCCGGCACAAGCGGCTTCCATCGTGTGAGCCGTCATATCCTCTTCCTCGTTCACTTCCGTAAGGTCGAAAGAACCTTGTGCCTCGATATAGGCCATCAGACCTTCGTAAACCTCTTGTGAGCAGCTTTCGAACGGGGCTTGTACGTAGGTGCCACCATCGTAAGGAAGAACGCTAATACCGTTGTATTCGTCCCTGTAGTCCCACATCCATTGGCCGCAAGCTTCCCACTCGTCGGCTTTCAGGCTGATGGTGCAACTAACGTTGTGTTTCTGCACACCGCGATTGTGGCCCGGTGCAATCCATTCCTGATTGAAGCGGCGTACACGCTCTAGCAAGTCCATAAAGCTTTCGCTACGCAGGATACTCCCTTCGGGCGCTTTCTGCGGGAAGGTCATCACGGCTTCCAGATGCGGCTTAAACTTGCAATCCTCTACCAGCAGCGGGAACTTAGCCATCATGTAATGGTACAGTGCTTCGTTCTTGCCAACACGCATACGGCGAATGTAAAACTTGTCATGCCAAGCATGAATGCCCGATGCAGAGCCAACCACAATAGAAGCTGTCCCTTCCGGCTTGTTAAGGGTAGTACGTGCAGCAGGGTTAATGCCAATGATATCGGCTACTCGAATATTCTCTTCCTTAACAACCAAAGCTGCCTCGGTCAAGTCTAGCGGTAAGATAGCCCCAGAGCCAATGCCGGTAATCGAAACGCCGATCAAGGCGTCATCTTCCGTAACCTGCTTCCAAATCTCACGTAGGTAGTGGAAGTTGGTATAGCCCGCTTGCAGCGTACCAATGAATGTAGCAGCCTTCGACCGGGCATTTAGTTCATCCTGCGTGTGAATGTCATCCCCGTTAATCGTTGTCAGGTTGCAGAACGAGTACATTCGCAGCGTAGCTTCCACACAAGGGTTGCTTAGGATGTCCCGGTCATTCGTCCAATACACGCCCGGTTCACCAGCGTTTGATTCCTCTACACGCTTCCAAATGTCCTTGAACGTCTTCTCGTCAATCGTACCTCGTAGCAGAACAACAGAGTTGTTAGCACGGCCACGTTGGGGGTTTAGCTCCCACCATGCACCGCTCTTGCAGGTAATCATTTCAACATCATCAGGGCTAAAGAAGGCAATCATAGCCGCACGGCGAATACCGCCCGACAGCACAGCGTCAGCAATGTGACACTGGATATCATGGCACTCTAGCGGGGTAAGCTTACGGCCTACAGCCCCGTTCAGGATGCAGGTAATGTTTACCAAGCAAACGCGCAACGGCTCAGGGCCGGGGGCTTTACCACCAGCGGTAATAAGGGGCGCTCCCTTTTCCCGGATATCCCGGAAATCGAAATCCGGCATTGCTTTATTGTCAAAATAGGCACGCATCAACACTTTAACGGCATCGGCCCAGCCCTCGATACTGTCACCGATCAGGAAGCGGCGTTTGTGTGCCTTAGGGCCTACAACAACCGGCAATTGTTCAACGTGGTGGCGTTGGACGCTGTAGCCAACCCCCGAACCACCCAGCAGCAGGAACATCGTCTCAGCGAAGGATACGTAGCTGTCAATCGGCAGGCAGCAGCAATTGAACATGCGGGTGTTGTTAATCTCGATAGGACGACCGCCAAACTGCATTGAACGCATGGACGGCAAAACTTTCTTGGTCTTTACGTAAGTGTCAAATACGTACTTAATTTCTTCTGCCAGTTGGGGATACTTAGCAATGTGCATCGCCATGTTGCGATCACAAATTTCTTCCCAAGTCTCTCGTCGGCCAAGGGCCGGGATGTATTTACTGTACTTATTGAAGGTCACTACTTCGCTCAAAATTCGCTGGGAGATATCCATTTATTACAAAATCCTTTATACAAAAACAAAAAGGGGCCGCAAAGCCCCTTGTGAAAATCCGGACCAATATTATACCACAAGGGCCGCTACTTTTCAAGCTAGCTTATTTGCTATCTGGCGTCCAGCCAATATGGTAGTCGTAGATTGTCTTACGGGTGCCGTCAGGGTTAAACGGATCACCGCGTACAGCTAGCAGTAGGTCTTTAAGAATTTCAATTTGCATAGCCACCATCGTTTCGTTGTCCATCGTCAACTCAGGCGGGAAACCTTTCTCACTAAGTCCCTCGTCATCCTCGCCGTAGTTCCGTCCCGTTGTTAGCTGTTTAGCCATATCGTTAGCTAGGCTCAGGTCTTGGTAGCCTTGGGCAATCATACGATCCTCGGCAGTGGCGAACGGCCCCGATAGGAAGGAATCGTTAATTTCCACTTCGCCTACAATGCGGTAGGCAATAACAACATCTCCTTGCATGTTACGATGCTGAGATGGAACGTACTCAATCGGATAGTCCAAATCTAACCCCAGCATTTTGAGATAGGGAGCAATCAGCTTGTCGTTCTTGGGATCGATGAACTCAATCATCCGAAGGTGGCTAAGTTCATCAATCAGTTGCAGGTCTGTTACCGAGATGCTTTTCATTACTTTGCCCCTACCAAATCAGACAAATCCACCTTGGCGTAGGTAGAAGGCTTGCGAACTTTGCCGTTAGCATCTTTCAGCACAACCCGGTTGTACTTGGGGTTGGTGTAAAGCGTGAACTTCTCAGGGTTACCAAACACTTCTCCAACCTTCGGGAACTTGCTCAGGTTGTTCTCGTTAACACGCAGTAGGGCTTGTGCCACGTTGTAGCCTTGGGCTTCCATCTTCTGTAGCAGACCACCCAACACTACGAACATATCGCAAGCTTCCTTAAGGAACTCGGCTTTGTCGCCAGCCTCAAAGGCTTCGATTGCTTCGCTTAGTTCCTCAAAGCAGAACCCAAGCTGAGCGTCAATGCTTTCATCCGTTACGTTGGTCAGATTGCCTGCGATATCGTTGAACTCACGCACGCCAGCGTAGGCGGTACGGATTACTTTAGTTGCTTCCATCTTCACTTCCTTTCTTCTTAATCTCCAGCGGAGAAATAAGCTCTTGTTGCTCTAGCCAAGCACGAAGCACTGGCATTTCTTTGTAGTTGTAGGGAACCCCGTAGAAGTAATCTTGGAAGTCTCCCCACTCCCTCCCCGGTTCGAGCAAGGAAAACCCATTGCCATCAAACAGGGCAGTGATGCCGTCCGGCTTCTGGTCGATGATAAGCTCAGTGTTGTATATTTGCTTTAACATCACCGTGCCGTCATCGAAGCAGCAAAGAACGACTGGGAAATCCCAGCCGATCATTACTTGTACCATTTTCATTATCTGAGCCACCCCAGTTCTTCGGCTTTGTCCAAGGCTTTACGAAGGTTGGCAGCGTGCGCCTTATTCTTGAGAACGATGTAGCGCCCACTATCGCAGTCGTCAATGGACACACCTGCGAGCCCGTGTTGCTCAAGGTGCGTAGCCCCGTAGTCCTCTGAGTCTGAGTCAGCGAACTTGATTTCTGTGATTTCCGGGCTGGTGTTGCGAATGTCAAAAATACTCATTATATTCTCCTTAGCTAACTAACTCGTTACAGTGGCATCAATTCCAGCACTGGAACACCGTCAATAATCAAGCCGCAGCCGATGATGGGGCGTTTCAGGTTGGTGTTGTTGTAGCTAAAAGCGTAGCTACGGTCGTGGATAAGGCAACCTACTTGCATGCTAAAGTATGCTCCCAGCGGGTTAGCCCAGTAGTCTACACTAAACTTCTCGTGGTAGTGGCCCTGCACAACCGACATCCCCATAGCTTGCGACAGCTTCAAGCCGTCAGCTGCTTTGCCGTGGTGGAAGTACACCTTCTGCTCCGGGGTCGTTGCCGTCTCAGGCAGCGTAACCGTCAAGTCCATGTGCCACTTCCAGCCCTCTCCCACGCCCAGAACATCGTTGTAGCTCTTGATGTAGTGGCGTGGAATGCCGTGATGCTTTGCCTTCCTCCATACCAAGCTACCATGATTACTGTCTAGGATGTCCATATCCGGGAACATCTGATAGACCTCCTGAATGATAGGAAGGGACTTGCGTAGCTCGTCACCGGCACTCATCAGGTCAGGGTCGCTATCATGGAAGGATAGCGCGTGCTTGTCAAGTTCATCCCCGATGCAGATAACCCGCGTAGGATCGTAGCGAAGCTTCAAGCCAGCTAGGAACGGTAGCATCTTGGGATGGTTGTAGGGGATGTGCATATCCGAGATAACCAGAATACGCGAGTTATCCTTATTGTCTTCGGTAGCTTCTACTCGCCCCGGCTCGCAGCACATCTCATCAACACGGGCCTGAGCCTTCATCTCTCGATAGGAACGAAGGTAGTCATTCACCGTGCTTTTACCCTTGCGAACAATACGGGCAATCTCCCGGTCTGACACCTGCAAGTCTGCTAGGCTAATAGCTAGCTGGTGCCAATCTTGTGTGTTTTCCAAATGCTTCTCCTATGAAAAGCCCCGCTGTGCGGGGCGTCCTTGTTACTGGGCAGTGGCTTCCAGCTTTACGCGAGCCTCGGTAACACGTTTAACAGCGGCACGGTAGGCGTTGACCGCCTCTTGCATTGCTTCCAAAGCCTTTTCTTCCTCTGCCTCGGCCTCTGCCACAGCCTGTTCCGCAAGCTCTTTGGCAGTGGGCTCTTTCACTACCACCCAAACGCCAGAGTCAATGTAGCTTTTAACCTCAGACTCGGTATAGATGTAGTAGCTCTCACCGTCCGGGCCAGTGATTGAGAAAGCGTCCAAGTCAACGTTGTACCGATTGCCGCTGGCTGCTACCTTAACCCTGAACTTTCGCGGCAGCTTCGGCGTGATGTCCTCAAGGAAGGTCCAGATGCCGTCATTAATGCACCCCAAGATGCGCTCCGTAGCCCAGAAAGAGCGCTCTTGGGAGGCGTTACCCAGTTGGTAAGCTTCGCCTACTCCTGTGCAGATATAGCCCGTAGCATCCTTCTTAGTCATACGATATGGCCCGGAGGGAGCTTCAAACGTAAACACATCAGGCAGGCTGGTGAGCTTCGCAACTTCAATACCGTCCTCGCACATGATGAAGTGTTTGCCGTCAATCTCGATTCCGTAGATGATCGTAGAAGACCCTACAGTATGTGGTGCCGCCACAATAACTTTACCCACATCCCCTGTTTTCGGTGTTTCCTTCCACTGGAACTCATTTAGGCCGTGCTTGACGGCCCACACTCCATACGTGTCGCAAGTGCGGCCAATGTTAGTGACACGAACGGTGCTGCCTACTTTGATAGTCATGTTGTTTTCCTTTCTTGTTAGTTGCCAAGTGCCTTGCGCGCTGCTTCGGCTGCTGCTAGCGCTGCTTCCGTCTCAGCCAGTTCCTTACGGAGTTGTTCAACCTTGGTGTCAGCTTCGCGCTTGGCTTTTGCTTTCTCCCCCCCTTGGGCATCCTCTTTCCACAGAAGCGCGCCAAACTTCTGAGGGTTTAGGTGGGCGAACGGGTGGGTTGGTGCCTCGTACACTTCCACGATGCGCAAGCTGTATTCCTCTCCGAAGCGTGCGACATCCCAGTCACCCGGTTCATAAGCTACGCACTTAACCTGCTCTCCCTTGTAAGTGTGGTAACCTGTAACGATTGCGTATCGGGCAGCAGACGTAAGCACGCGCATTCCCGGCTGGAGTTGCGACACAGAGAAGAACAGCGGCTTACCGCTTGCATCAACCCCGTTGGGGGTAACCAACTCGAAGCGGTTTTCGTTGTAGAAAAGCCCGCCGTTGTTATCACCGTTCACTTCCACTCGTGCGAAAGCTGTATTTTCCGCAAGTGCTGTAACAGTAACGACATCCCCGACGTTGATACCGTGATCGCGCATGTGACACCCAAGGGTCAACACCCACACTTGATCGCCTACCTTGAATCCGTTCTTAGCCATTTATGCTCTCCTTGGTTGTCAGTTAGTGCTGCACGGCTGCGTAGCCGTCAACCATGCCCTTAAAGTGAGCCACGCCGATTTGGGTAAATCCCGCAGCAGCCTCCCCGGTAAGTCCCATTTCTACCGCCCCTGCATTAAGGAACGAGACAGCGGAAGCAGCCAGTACTTCGAGGATTTCAAGGTTGCTCAGGCCGTCCATAGCGTCAACCACTTTAGCGCCTGCTTGTTGTTTCTTGTTCATGTTCGTTCTCCTTAAAAATTTGAGTTACAAGCGCCCTTCGCTTGCTTTCATTGCTAACAGAAGTGCCAGTATACCCGTAAGAAGCTAGGAAAGCAAGAACTTTTTTCTTGTCCTTAAGCGCAGCCGTAACTTTCTTCTCTAGCTTCGCCTCTTCCAAGCTAATGCCCTTGCTCTGGGAGAGAGTGTAGCACTTGTGACAGGGCTTACACAATACCCGCAGGTTGTCAACTTCACAGTATAACCTGTTAACAAACGGGCCTATATCTTCGAAGCTTAGTATGCTACCAGCATCATGCGGGTAGTGGTCAACCTCGATATCATTAAGCATGAAGTAGTCGTTACAGAGGGCGCATTGCACTTCCCACTTTTGGCGCTTGTTCTGTCCCACATACGGCCTTCTAGCACGTTCAATGGCTTGGCTACGGGGTTTCCACTTGAGCCATTTGCTACGTAGGGCAGAACGAATCCAAGCTAGATACTGTGCCTCGGTCATCGTGCCAGAGCAGCGGGTTAGCTGGCCTTTGGTTTTCTTGGTAGCCATTAGACACCGTGCCTTTCTGAGTAGCCAGCAGCAGTATTCACCACGCTATCCCTGTACTCCGACGCCAGCCTAAACGCCTCTGCATCGCCATAGGTTGCTATCTTAAAAGATTTAGACCGTTGCCGCCCCGCCGCGTCGTTCCATGTGGCAACCCAGTGAGTGTGTGACTTTCTGGCTACTCCTACCTTTCCAGAGATATTGTTTCTACCTTTACGCCTGTTTTTGGCGTTCTCCTTAGAGGTCACAGCCCGCAGGTTGCTAACTTGGTTGTTGCTTCTGTCTCCGTCGATGTGGTCTATATACCTTCCTTCCAGTGGCCCATGTACCAATTCGTACACGATGCGATGGCACTTATACGACTGTCCCTCGCAGTACACCGCCCAGTACCCCTTTGTAAGCATATGGCCTGCGGGGGAGCCTTTCGGCTTTCTCATATAAAGCTCCCCGCCAAACTTAGGCAGCAACCAATCCTTAGCTCGGCGTAGGCCACTCGGACTGGTGGGGTCGTAGTAGAAATGCTCAGACCAGTTAACGGATTTTGTATCTTTTAAGCGGCCCATTTAATGAGGAACCTCCAGCTTGTCTAGCACCGCTTTAACGTCAATTTTGTCTCCATCAAACCTCAACATCATAGCTAGCGTAAAGCACTCTTGCATGACGTAGAGCCAGTCGATTGCGATTTCACCCCGGAAGGTTGTTACGGTTTTCTTCTCAGGGTATAGCTTCTTAAAGACTCCTACCAGAGCCGTAAAAGCTTCCTTGTCGGTCTTGCAGTCTTTGAGAGCGTTGTAAGCGCCCTTCTCGGCCCACTTCAACTCGCTAAAGCAGTTGGCTTTGTAGTTGTCGCTAGTATCCCCGTTAGCTACTTGGAAATACAGCCACATCCGGCCAGCCCCATCCACTTTACCTTTGTCATCCAGCCACAGGCCCCCAAAGCCCTCGATCAGCCGTGGCTTGTCCTCCTTATCCGGGTTAAAGTGCCAGCCTTCGCTTTGCTTGCTGTCCTTATCTACCGCAACTCCAATGACAACATCCTTGTCTTGCTTACCTCCTGCTTTCCAAGCTTTGTAGCCTGCTACAACGGCCATAGTGAACGCATCGTCGGTCTCAATGTCGTGCATCATCTTGGCGTTGTGGCGCTCACAAACATAACGTTTCATCTCGTCCAGCAGCAACGGCTTGAGCATATCTTCCCTGTTGCCTTTGTATGGTAGCAAGGTAGCTACCTTGTGCCTAAAAACCTCGCCTTCACCAGTGAAGCCGAAGTAGTTAGTGGTTCCCAGCTTGCCACAGATGCCCATGATAGTGTCGTCAATGATCTTCTTAGCACCTTCCTCTGGCGAGATGAACGTATCCGGGGCGAACAGGTCGTTACCTTCCTCGTCCTCTCCAATCTTCTTACCACGGATGCGGAACGGGCGTGGGTTGTGGCCGTCCACTACCTCAAAGTCTTCCCATTTGTAGAAGTCGTTACCCGACACCTTGTTCTTAAAGCCGATCCAGCCACCCTCTTTTTTCCTCCAGTCGCCCCATAGCTCAGTACGGTTTTCAAACTTCATAACCTGCCCGGTAGGCTTGTGGGTAGCCGTGATGAAGCGTTCTTCTGCCACGCTAACAGCGTTGAAGATAATAAAATCGTAATCGAAGCACAGGGATTTACCTTGTGTTGTTGGTTTCATACGTTACTTCCTTGTAATTAAGAATTTCCCACTCACGCTCGCAACCTGTGCCGTCAATGTGAAAATTAACCCCGCATTCCGGGTGATCTAGCATGAACTGCACAGCGGTATCATAAAAATAACGGTTCTGCCCTGCCCAGTGCCTTACTTTGTGCTTATCACAGACGAGCGTATAAGTTGTGCTCATAAAGCTCCTAAATGAAAAAGCCCCTACAACCGCAAAGTCGTAGGGGCTGTTACTTACCTAGCTACCTAGTTGTCTTATTACTAAAACGGAATGTCATCGTCCATATCCGCTGCCGGGGCAGGCGTAGGAGCCGGGGTAGCAACTGGCGTTGCCTTCTGCTTCGGTGCAGCTTTAGGAGCAGCCGCTTTAGCGGGTGCTACTTGCTCTGCTACCGGGGCCTGCTTACTGCCTTGCTCTGCCTCGAATTCCTCAATAGCCTTTTGCATCTGGCTACCTGCGTAGTTATGCGCAAGCTTAATCACCTTGATAATACCGGGGCGGATGATTCCGATGTCTTCCTTGGTAGCGTTCTCGAAAGTGATGCACTTCGGCTCGGCTTTCAGGGGAGCAAACACCGGGATTTCTTCAACCTCGTTACCGTCTGCATCCGTGACGAACACCGGGGCAGGCTTAGAAGCGCCCTTGTAGTTAATGTTGGTGTAGACTATTTCGTTACCCTCTGCGTCCGTCTTGCCCGATGGGGTCTTGCGTACTTCCACATCAGCCAAGAACTGACCACCCAGCAGTTGAGAGATGTCCATATGTTGCTGGATATCCGGCTTACCAATTGCCTTAGCCAGCTTGGTAATCACACTGTTATCGTGCAACGCCCACGGTACGCCTTTGATCGTCTCTTTAGTATCCGGGTCTTTCGGCGGAGTTGGGAAGAAACCAATTCCTTTCATCTTGCCCTTGAACGTGTTGTTCAACATCAGACGGTATTGCTGCTTACCGATTTCACCGCCGTAGTCCACTACGTCATTGACCAGATCAGCGAAAATTGCTACGTGCTGCTTTGGAGTTTTCTCCTTACCGTCATCGCCCGGTTCGCGGTCCTGAACGCCCAGATCAATGATAGTAGAGACACGAGCACGGCGCATACCGGGCTTCGGCTCAGGGAAGTTTTTTTGTACGTACTCACTGCCAGTATTGTTGGTGCTTTCACGCTGGCCCATTGGTTTAAAGCTCATTTACTAATTTCCTTTTCAAGTTAATTATGCATAGCCCCTCGGCGTACCTTCGGGGTCTTACGCTGGGGCCTAACGCTTACGCGTTAGGCCCCCGCATTTTACACTACTTAGCTAGCTATGTCAATAGCTGCTTAGAATAAAATCCGGCTAAAGAAACGGCGTATACCCCTACGCTGCAAGAGATCGTAAAGCCCACAAAGGCAAATGTACAAGTTGAGGAATGGGATCAAGCTCAGTAGGATCGCTGAGAGAAAATCTCCAACCGTAACAAAATCATCCGACCATTTGATTGCGGCCAGAATTACCCCAAACGGGATCAGGCACAGCAGTAGGTACATTACTAAAATATCCATTAGAAGCCTCCATACTTAAAACGGTTATAGGCCATAACGCCCAACTCGGCCAGCCCAACGACAATCACGAGGCAATTAAGCACCGGGATTGCACTGATAGCAAGCACAATAAGCAGCATGAGAGTCGAGAACGGCACACGGTTAAAGTGCAGCACGAGGCTACATACAATCACACTAGTAATAAACAGTGCAAGAAACATCAACCCTCCTTTGGGAAATAAACAGTGTTACGGGTTTCAAAGACGCCTGTAGCTTCGTCGTAGCGGATCACCGTGGAAGTATAGACATCCTGTTCACCCAAGCGGGGATGGTCAAGGGCGTAAACAGACGCCAAGCTACCGAGCTTGATGTAAACAGGCCGAGTTTTGTCATAGTGCACCACAGGCTTAAGGCCCTTGACAGGCACAACCCAGCCGTCAGGGTGCCTTGCTGCACCCTCAACGAACTCTTCGGTGCCTTCCGAGTCGGGTTCAAATAGAAAAGGGAATGGCTTCTGCATCAGGTTGTCTTGGTTGCTGGGCTTGCTAATGCAAGCTTGTTTCAAAAGACCACGATCAGTAGCAACAACAAGCTGGCCCTCTTTAAATTTAGGTTGCATGATTTCTCCTTAGTTAGTGAACATTCGTTCAATTGATTTATCAATGTACTCAAACCGCTTCGTCTCTTGTACGAGCTTGGAAGCGTTGTACGGCGAGTAGCCGTTAGCGTGCAACCAGTCTAGCAGCTTAACTGCATTCACCTTATGCACGTTGGTGTTCAGGGTTTTCTCAACGATATGGCCTTTAGGAAAGTTCCTTGTGAACTTTACCCAAAAGGGGAACTCCATCAATACAGCTACAGGTTCCCCAGTACGGTATTCCATGCCACGATTGCGCATTACGACCTCGGTAGCAGCAAGGCGCATCTGTTCGTAGATGGCCTTGCTTGCTTTCCTAGTTTTACGCTTCTGTGCCTTTGTGGCTTTTACTCGCCTCACAGCCGCCATACGAAGCTGAGAAATTCGGCTAGGGCTAGGAAACCGCCGAGTCCAAACAAGGCCATTCCAGCATTAACAACATAGCGCCAGTTGCTACGGTAGTCCAACGCCGTGTCCACGATGATACCGACCTGCATTGAGAACGCTCCGGTCAGCAACAGAGTAAGAGCCAGTTTAAATAGGATGCTCATAATTAATCTCACTTTGAACGCGGCTATTACTTCCCGATGTTCACCATGCCCTTAAAGTCGTAAGGGATGACCACGGTTTGCACCTTACCAGCGGCGATGCCTTCTGCGATCTTAACTTGGGCCTGAGCCTGCATGTAGTTAATAGCACCAGCGTTAGCGTTCAGAGCAGCGATTCGTTTGGATTCCTGCTCTGCCTTCTGCACTTCCACAGCGGCTTGCTTAAGCTCGTTCTGCGCACGAACAAGGTTATTGGCCGATTCTGCAATGGAACGTGGCGGTACTGCGTTCTTCACCAACACTTGCGAAACCAAGATGGAGCTACCCAGCTTTTCAGCGTCCAGCGTTTCCTTGATCGTTGCCAAAATTTCTGCTTCGATTGCTGCACGGTTGTCGTTCATCTTTAATGCTTCGTACTTGCGCACTACCTTGTAGACAGCGTTTTTAGCAACAAGTTGAACGTAGGACTGCATCAGCAGCGTTTCGCCCTTTTCGTTGACTCCATGGAAGGAACGAGACTTGTTGATATAAAGGTCGCTCACGCTCGACGGATTAAGGTTGTAAACCACCGTAAGGTCAAAGTCAGCCATAGTTACGTTCTCCGAAGTCTGCGGTTGCAGGTCTTTTACCTCCGCGTTAATCTCGCGAATCGGGAACGTAAGGATATCTCCTACGATGGTCTGGTTAACGGAGCCTGCTACACGTTCGCTCTGCTCCACGGTTTTATCCCAGTTAACACGAAGGCCAACCTCGCCAGTGTCAATACGTGTGCAACCAGCGAAAGCCACTGCCATTACGAGCATTGCAATAAATTTTTTCATGTGTTCTCCTTTGGTTAGTTAAATCCGGTGCCGCGTGCAGCAGCCTCGTCATTGGCGAAGTATTTATACTCCCACCCCGCTTCTTGCTTGTCGGCCATGCATTCATCCGGGGCGAGTTGCCACTGATCGTTGCTCCCCTCCTTTTTCCTATACAGCCTCATGTGTTCTCCTTGTACGGTTAAGCTTTTACAACTTCCTCGTCATAACGGGCCGACTTGGTAAGAATCCGTTCACCGAGCTTTGTACGGTCCCACCACGTATTAACCAGCTTACGAGAGCTACTGTGCTCCATTTCCTTTAGCTTGTCAAGATATTTCTTAATTTCCTGCTTATCTTCCTCGTTAAGCGGCTTGGGGGTGTTCTCAATTGCAGCTTGTTTACGCTGCTCGAAAGTGCCTCGGCGTTTAGCTTGACCCACTTTACCCCCTTTACTTAAAAACGTAGGCAACAAGCATAACTGCCGCCATGAGCCATCCGAAACCGCCGCTTGGCTCCCAGTCCGCGAAACAAACACTTGCCATTGCAAGAAAGCCGAGGAACAGAATTACAAACAGTAGCATCATGGCTTAAATCTCCACAAAGAAATAACCTTCGGGTTTCGGCTCCACGTAGGGAAGGACACGGCAACGCTTGGCCATGCTGTTGTCTTGATAGCCCAGCAGTTCGCCTTTCCACTCGGGTTTTTCCTCCCAAGCGAAAACGTCACGCTCTTTGCAGTCACGGGTGAGGTAGTTAGCCCACGCCGGGACTTCGTACTTGATACCTTCGTGCTCGATGAGCCGGGTTGCTCCCGCTTTCACGATAACCCCATTACGCAATTCGCATTCAGTGGAGCAATCTGCTGCAAAGAATTCCTCGCTAGTGCCGTAGAGGATTCCCCCGTCTTTCTCCGTGTACAGAAAGGGCCTATCGTCGTAATGCACACCTTGGTCGTTATCTGGAGAGCACATATCCCACTCATAACCAGCAGCGAACAGGGCTTTCTGGATTTGAACCGAATGATCCGTGCCATCCACGCGAAATTTCATCTCTTTAAAACTCATTTTTTCTCCTTTGTTAGTTAGGAAGACAACAGCTTACCCTGTTAGCTCACTGTTGTCAAGTGTTTTTACTTTCTTCGCCTTTTCCTGTAAATCTTCTGCCTTTCAGCCCGCTTAGCCCATTGCTCAGGCTTAAACCTGTAGGTGGCGTTTAAGCTGTTAGCTAATAAGTGCGGTACATGCCACGAACCATCACGCGGGGTGGACCAGCCAGCTATTGCCCCGCTCGCTTTATGCCTCGCCCTCATGTAAGTACTACCACACACCACTTCAAAACCTAGTGCATGGTAGTACATAAACGTTCCCAGCCATGCTAGCGGTCTTTTATCCGCTTCGTCGTATGCTTTGCCCATTACCTGACTCCATGTGTGGCTGTGTAACCAGCACCTTGTTGATTAAGTTCTCCCAACATCTTACTCCTATACTCGCACGCTGACTGGTAGGCTACGTATTCCCCCAGTTGCTTGATATTAAACCGCTTGTGGCCTCTACTGCCATCCGTCCTGCACCATACAGCTACCCAGTACTCCGTACCCCTCCCGTTAGTGCCCCTTGACACGCCAGTAACGCCAGAAATGTTATCCCTCCGTTTTGCAGCGTTCCTAGTGTTTATTGCATTAGGCACCGCTCGCAGGTTACCTACGCTATTGTTCAGATAATTACCGTCCAAGTGGTCTACTACAAATCCCTCCGGGATAGGGCCGTTGTGCATCTCCCAAATAATACGGTGTACTTTGTAACGCTTACCTGCCAAGAGCACGGTTGACCTCTCCCCGTTCTTCTTACCGGCAACATCGCCCTTTCTAATGTGGGTCAAGATGTTTTTTGAGTTGTAAACGTCAATCGCCCAACGGAGGAATGTTGGGCTTGTTTCGTCGTATACAAAGTAATCGGTCCACTTAATATGCGAAGTATCTAGCGGCTTCGGCATACAATCTCCTTAAAGTTGGTATTGTACACCGAATGTCCACACTTGTCAACAGCTAGGTTGTTAGTGAGTCTCAGCCCAGTTCCTACCTAACATATAGTCTGCTAGCAAAGTAACGTTGAGCTTGTAATACTCGCCTGACTCCCTAACGGCTTCACTCGTCAGTTCTCCAGCTAGGCAGTAGCCCATGTAGTAGCCCTTGGCCGTATGCCCAACCTCAGACCACCTAGGATTCTCAGCTTTAAACGCCTTAGCCGCTTCCTCCGTTTGAAACGTCTTCCACTGAATAAGAGATTTATGTACCTCTAGGTTAGCCTCGTCGTGGTAGGCTACTAGTTGCTGAACAAAGACTTTGTTCTTCCAATCATCTTTCCAGAAATCTACTGTCATTCCTGCCTGTCGTAGCTTTCTTTCATGGATAACCATAGCCCGTTTTGCGCAGATAACCCCCGCTGACTGGAACAAGCTGTTGATTAGGGCAGAAGCCGATCGGGTTGGAATTTTTCTCCCGTCAATGCCGAGAATGAACTTCTTACCCCCGGTTGTCTCCCAGTACTTCTTAAGGCGTTCTGCCAACATTTTAAGAGGCTTAGCAGCTTCCCAGTACGCCTCGTGAATCAATTTACCTGTGGCTAAATCACAACCAACGGTCTTAGCAACCCTTGCAGGTTGAGCACCGTAAGCGCAAGCGTATTTAACTGGCTTAGCGGCTGTTCGACTGAAAGCCTGTCCGATAACATCTGCAATCTTTTTAGCTGTAACCGTATGAATGTCATTTGGCTTAGCAGCGGTCAGCGATTTGCAATAGGACTTTTCTTCATCGTCATACCTCCAAGCGTAGTGTGACTCGATCATCGCTTCTAGGCTAGCAAAGTCATAACCTAGTTGGTAAAACCCCGCCTCAACGTCAACGCCGAATAGCTCCCTCATCTCCGTGCCAAAGAGGGAAGTAACGCGTGGGATGTTAGCAACCAAGCGATGCTTAAAACGGCTTGTAGCAGCCCCGCAGGTATCAGCGGGAGTAGGAATTCGATGGTCAATGTTGATACGATCAACCGAGAGCCAGCCCTTCTCCATTTCCTCTTCATCGTCGTCCGGGTCCACGTTACCCCCGAGAATACTGTTACGGCGATGGCTGTACGTCAGGTATTCACTGACCTCCTTAGCGTAAGCAAACTTCGCTTTCATAGCCTCTGACAACAGGGCCGGGTCAATCTCTTTCTCCTGCCCGATGGTCAACGTGGGATTCGTATAAACCTTAAGAGGCCGCTTCATGTGGTCGTGCTCTTTAAGCTTAGCCCTCACCATCTCTCGGTCGTGGTAGATCGTGATACCCAAGCCCCTCACTTCCGAAAGCTCCTGCATCCGGTCGTCCTTGAAAGGACCGTCAAACGTTTGGTCAACCCACTTGTCTACGGCAGCGTCAAACTTCTCCTTAAGCAGCTTCTTTTTCTTGCTGTCTACTGTTAAGTCACGCTCCTTATACTGGGTCGGATTCCAGCCCATCTCCACGAGCCAGCCCTTGATGTGGGTTGTGTCCTTAATCGTCGCAGGCATGTGTGTGAAGATTGGACCCTCTGGCAGTGGTAGTGTGTGCATTGTCCCGTACAACTCGGCCTTGTAAACTCCGTCAACCTCTTCCAGCTTGCCGCCGTGCTTCTCAATAAAATTGATGGCGTGGGCTGTAGGAGTGCCGTCCTTCTTAAACTGCTTAGCCGGGGGCGTGTAGTCCTTCATTGCCGTCTTGGTAAGAGGCTTAGGAGGAATCAACGGCTCGACAATTTGCCGTAGGGCTTCCATTTTTTCGTCTAGCACCTTGACATGCTCTACAGCCTTGTCCCGGTTGAACCAGAACCCGCGATGTTCCTGCCTCGTGATAAGCTCTTTGACAAGCTTCTCAAGGTTGTAAGCATCGTCCCAGTCCCAGTCGCCCCATTCCCGGATAAGGAAGTCGTGAACACGGTCAGTAACATCCAAGTCACGTTCCATGTACACAGCCATTTCGGGGTGAAACACCAAGAACTCCGCCCCTTTAGGAGCGTCGTGAGTACACAACCCAAGTTCTACAGCTTTGGCGCGCCAGTTGATTTTTTCCAGCCCAAGAATGCCGCCGAAGTAGTCTATACTGTGCTGTGGACGGTCAGGGTTAAGCGTCTTCGACATCACCAGCGTGTCGGTAATGATGATAGGCTTACCGCCTACCAAATCAGGCGCACCACCGTAACCAATCTCGTAATCCAGCCCGATAGCAGCTTTCATTGCAAGATGGTCAAAGTTGATTGAGTTGTGGGCGATTAGCTCTGTCGCTGTGTCAAGGATGAACTCTTTTACTCTTCCGTTGTAAATGTCATCTGCTAGAAATACCGTCTTCTCTTTGGTTTCCTTGTTTTTAAAACCAACGCAGTGAATAAATCTGCTATCCTTCAACGTGTATGGAGAAGCATTGTAGTCTACCCGTTGCGAGTCGAGAAGCCCGCGCGATTCAATATCCCAAACGTACCTAGTCACTTGTTTTCTCCTTTAGATAGCTAATGACAGCCTCATTCGCAGCTTCTTCCGTGTCAAACCTGCCAAGAGCTACCTGTTTGTGTTTTCCAGCCACTACCTCAGTAAGTGTAGCTCTCCACTTTGAACGTGCCTTGTCCCACGATACCCCGTAAAAATTTGACGTTTTACGGCTGTACTGTCTTCTCCCTTTTGGTGTGGCCCCTTTGTTAGCTTTCACATAATCTACAACAGCTTGGTCGCCTAGCGTAGCCTTAATCTCTTCTGCCCGCTTCCGCAACTCTATTGCATCATCAACACACTTGAATACTCCGAGGCAGAGTGTAGTTTCGTTTACGTAGATTTGGGCCTTCCATTTCCCTTTGTAATGGACTACACCGAGTCTGCCTGACTCGGTATCTTTTTCCGTGCGCCGGTTGTTTTGTTGAACTTTCTTAGTAGCCCAACGGCAATTGCTTGGCTCGTAGTTTCCGTCAACATCCTTACGGTCTAATGTAAGCCCATCTGGTCTCTCTCCGACTGCACCGAGAAAATTTAACAGGCCCCTTGGATTATCCCAACGCCATTCCTCGCAAACAGAGATGCCCCGCCCACCGTATCTGTTGTAACTTTGATGGTTCTTTGAGTAGCAGCGGTAATTCATCATCCTCCATGTTGCGTATAGCGGGTGTGTTGTTGGTTTTTCTATTCCTATCTGCTTTACTAGCATATTATCTCCTAAAATAATTTGGAGTATAGCACACTCGTTACCACTTGTCAAGGCACACCATTATGCCCTTAATCGTCTCCAAAAATAATCCTGTTCACTTCCCGCTGTTCCCGGCGAAAGTGCCTGTCAATGTCGGGCATCAAGTAGGGTGCATCGCTGCCGTACAGTTTGTAGTGAGCTAGCTTGCAGTCTCGCTCTTCCGGCTCGTCCTCTTCGCCCTCATCGTAGTGCGCGCCAGCGTCATATTCCTTACGAATCCGCCAATACTCAGCCTCACTCCCCGGAACCGTGTAGCCGTGCTTAGCCAACTCCAAGGCTTCCTGCACTGGGCCGTTAATCTCCAGCACACGCTTAGCACGCGTAACAGCCACGTACAAAAGATTCTCTTCTGCTTCACTCAGGCCGCAGTATTCACCGTCCTTCTTGTAGTGGCTTGGGAAATCATCAGCCAAAATCACTTGCTCCCACTCTCGGCCCTTGGACTTGTGAGCCGTGGTGTAGGTAGCAACCGGGTTTTCCGGGGCTTTGTAGCCTTCCAGAACGTCGATGTAATGGCCGGTAAGCCCGCCCTCTACGATGCCTTCCAGACGCTTCATTTCCCCGCCCACCTCTTCCGCCTCTTCCTTGAAGCGTTTCCAGTTGGCGTACGGCAGGATTCGTTCATGCTTAACCTGCTTCATAAACGCCTTGGCTTCTGGCTTGGTAGGGGCCTTAAACGCATCAAACAGGGCTTGAGCCGATTTAAGCACGGCTACGAAGTCCTTAACGTCAATCTCAACCGCTACCTTCTCGCCCTTGTCAATAGCCTCCACAGCCGCAGCCAGCAGGGCCGAGTTCGAACGGAACAGGAACGCATGTGGCTTGGTACGGTCCACAACGTTGAATCCGACGAGCGTTTCAGCACTCGTGCCAGTGAGCTTCATATCTCCCTTGAGAACGTGCGTAGCAACGTCAGCGATGCCTTGGCCGTAGCGGAACGACACCGATAGTGGGGCCGTAGCGCATTGCACCGATTGCATGGCGTTGATAGCACCACGCCAGCCGTAAATAGCTTGGCGACGGTCACCCACCATCACAATCTTGGCGTGGCTCTGCTGGTTCATGATGATATCCAGAACACAGGGCGTTGTATCTTGGAACTCGTCGGCATAAACCACTTTGTACGGCAGCACAGGCTTGCTCAGTTGGTACAGTTTTAGGTAGGTATCGTGCGTAGCAAGAACAGGGCTAGCAAGATCAGTGCGGTCTTTCCACAACCGTTTAGCGTATTTCAGCACGGCTGCTGCAAGCCACGGCTCCAGCATGAGAATCTTTTCCATATCCTTACGCGGTACGTGTTTGGCAGACAGTTCATTGTCAGCGGATTGCTCGAAACGCTCCACGGTTTGCTTGACAAAAGCACCAATAGCAGCTTCAGAAACTACGTCCTCAACTCCCTCAATATGGTAGTACCACGCAATTTCACTACCCGTACCGGCAACGTTCTTGTAGGCCCCTTTCGGGCGTGACAGCTTGTGCATCAGCGTGTGGCCGATGGAGCGGTAGGCTAAGCTGTGCGTTGTTTTAGCCGTAACGTGGCTAGGAAAACGCTGTTCTGCTTCCTCTGCCGTCACCTTATTGAAAGCGACGTACAGGGAAGGCTCCTTAATGGCCTTAGCCACCATCTCAAGCGTAGAGGTCTTGCCACAGCCAGCCCCGGCTTCCATCTTAAGACAAGCCTCGGCTACAGCCATAGCAATCGCGGTATTTTGTTGTTCTGTTGGGGTGCGTTCGGTCATGTTCTTCCTTGGGATTGGTTATAAATAAGAAAGACCCATTGTACCGAAGTACAACGGGCCTGTCAATAGCTAAGTAGCTAGTTAAAAGCTGCGGTTAAAACGCTCGTAGCTTTGCAACTCACGCAGCCAGTCGCTAGGAATATCAAGCCCCGCAGCGTGGTAGCGAGTGATGGCGTCAAGAATTTCCTTTTTACGGGCATTAACCACTTCTGCCACAGGGCGAAGGCCCAGCGGGGGCTTAGCAACTTCCGGTGTGTCGTAAGGGACGAAGAATTGCCCGTCAAGCAGCTTATATTCAGGGCTGGCATGATGGTTGAAAAAGTATTCATCGGCGTCCTCCTTAGTGACACTGTTGCTAAGCTGTGTGCCAGCGAAAAGGAATCTAGAGTTAGTATTTTGGATCGTACTGCCGCCGACCTGCCAATTATAACCCGCTGCGAACAATGCCTTCTGTACCGCTTCCGAGTGTGCTGCGTCCTTAATGCGAATCTTCATTCCTTGCATGTTTGTTTCTCCTTGTCTATAAGTTTGCTATGCAGGTAGGTAGAGCAAATACTACCCAACCCACCACCCAAGCCGACCGCTAACACTATCCAGCCCCAGCCGCTATGAACAACGTTCAACAGGATTGCTGCTTCGCATGCAGCCATGCACATGCTTGTTGGCAGAATCCAGCCGTACTTGCGGTGGACAACGTTGAGTTGTTGCCAACTCCGCAAGCCGATATTCAGGAAGCTAGTAATGAACGCTAGCAGGTAAATCATTTGGCGTCCGCAATCGTGTAGTGCCGTGGGTCTTTACCGGCGTGGACCACTTGAAGTTGTTTCACAATCTCCTTGAGCATTTCACGCTCTTTCAGGTAGCCGCTAGGGATTTGCCTATCGTCAATAAGCGTCCCTGATGCACGGGCATCTAGCAGGATAGCAATGTTAGCCAGCACACCACCCAGATTCGGGCAACCATCAGCCGGGTCAAATTCTTCGCCCTCGGCCCACGCCATCAAGTGACGCAAAGCAGCAGCGATGTAGATAGACGCCTCAACCTTGGTAGCACGGTAGTTACCACGCCCGTATTTCAGCGAACCGTTGTAGAGCGAAACAGCGCCGTAGGCACTAGCAAGCGGACTCCACAGGTTCAGCGGAATAGCCGACAGGCCATACTGACGCTTCGGGTTGGTGTCGGGTTCCACTTCTGGCACTTCAACAAAAACGTCAGGCTGTTTGGCCACTACATGGCAAACACGGTACGCCACAATGTCACCGGGGCTACCGAAGTGATACCATCGCATTACGCCAGCACCATTTACCGGGTACACCTTGTGGCTATCGCGGAACTTGATTTCAACAAAGGTATCCTTGTCAACCGGGCACTCCCCACCACTCCAGAGGATGAAGCCGTCTTCGTCAGTGGTAACTACTTCCTTACCGCCAGCATCTTCCACAATGCCTTTCACCATCTCTTGCACGCTAACCGTCTTCGGTTGTTCTGCGAGCTTATAGTACTCCACGGTCATATCGGGGTTGAAGCCGAATGGAATGCTATAGTCATGAGCCGGGTCAATGCCCGCAGCCCCACGGCCACGCACTTCTCCGCAGCGGAGCACAACAGAACCTACCTTACCCTCTGGCTTCGTACCCGTGTTCTTGATCCAGCCTTCGGTTAGCATACGTGTGTCTTTCTTACGGCGCTTGCTATCTTTTTTCCGAGCCTTACGGATGGCCTTCACTTCGTCAGCAGCTTGGCTAAGATCGAACATGGTAATTTCGCGGAAGTCCATGACTCGGCCAGTGTTGCAGAATTCAGTAGACTGCATCATGCGGTTGTCTTTATCGACATATACGTATCGCGTGTTATACCCGTCCCGCACGGTACGCCCGCCGCTAATCCACTGGAACCCCATCTTGAACATTAGTTCTTGCGCACGCTTGAATTCATCCACGTTAGCAACGTTGATGAAGGTGCGCTTGAACTTATCAGTGAGGTGGTTGGTTTTAAAACTTTCCATTTAATTCTCCTTGTTAGTTTGTAAGGGAGGCAGCTTACATGGAAAGCTGCCTCTTGTCAAGCATTATTCTCCGTGTGAGTCGGTGTAGCCTGCGCCCTGAGCATTTAGTTCTCCCACATGCTAGTAACCTTCTTGGCTATCTTCCATCAGTTGAACCTCCCACGTATCCGGGTTTAGCATAAAAGTATCACAAACACCTAGCCAAGAGTGAGTACGATTCTTCAAAACTACGATCCTTACCCGGCCACGGCTCCTATCTGGCATAATTTCGTTTTCCAATCCGAGGATCGTCCACGAAAGTTGTTCCAATGCAGCAGAACCGCGCATATGGCTCTTGTCTACCTTTGTCCAGTAGGCGTTTTCGTCTGCATCCTTGGGCGGCTTATTATCCCCGAAGGCACTCCGGTTAATATGGCTAATAGCGATGATGCCTACGTCATTAGATGCACAGAACGCGGCAAGCTCAGTCATTGTATGGTCGAGAATCTTCCGCTCGTCTACGTCTGTTCCAGACCCCGATGCGATTAGCGTAAGGTGGTCCACAATGATGTAGTCGCACTTCTCTACCAAGTGCATATGCTTAATCTTGCTCATAAACTCTGACACCGGCAAATTGCCGAAGTGGTCTAGAAACACGGCCAAGCCCTCATTCACAATCTCGTCGTAGGCCGCTTTGATATCCTCCTTACTGGCCGTAGATAGTGGGTTAGCTTTGAACTTAGTGTAATTTACTTTTAGCTTATGAGCCACCATACGCTGCAAAGTTTGCACCTTAGTTTCTTCTAGAAAAATCAGCCCGACCTTCTTCTTTGCTTTAATCATATCGGCTGCAAAGATCGAAGTAATGCTAGTTTTGCCTGTTCCAGAGCCGCTGCACAACAGGACAAGCTCACGTTTTCGGAAGGACTTAATTTTAGCCATCAGCTTCGGAAAGCTTGGGACTACAACACCTTCCTCCGGGACCGCAATCAACTCCTCGAAGCTGATTTCGCTCGCCTTCATAATCTTCTCAGCCGAGTAGGGACGCTTGCCAAACTGCACCAGCTTAGCTAGCTCACCCGCTTGGCCTGCTTGCATCATATCTGAGGCGTCTTTGTGGCCGTCAGGGGTCGTCGTTACGAACAACGTGAGCGACGAACCCACCAGAGCGTTAGCAACGGCTTCCCGTGCCTCGTGGCCCCGCATGATGTTCTTCTGCTTCTCAGCCGGGGTGCAGTAGTCGTCATCAAAGAAGATGTTCAGCGAGTCGAAAGACTGTACAAACCCCTCGTTATGAAGAATGGATTCTACAGCGTTAGCGGTTCCCATAGGAATGCTGACAACAAACGGCTCCATGCCTTCGAACTTGGTTCCTTTGACGCTATCCACCACAGCCTGATAGGAGCTAAGAGCATCCCATTCGCCCTCGGTGGCAGTGAGTACAGCCCGTTTGCGATTAACCTTCTCAGCCTGCTCTTGACCGAACAGTTTATTGGTAATGACAACACTACCAACTGTTGACCAATGATACCGCTCTGCTTTATCCTTTGTTAAATCTTGTTTCTTGTAGCCAGTGATTTTGCCTTTCTGATTGTAGGATGGGAAGTAGACAGCCTCGATAGTCTGCCCATCTGCTTCGCTAAGGGCTACACGAACACCGAACTTTTGGCATGTTTCCTTTGTAATCCCACGCTGGGGAATGTCCCTGAACGGGTACTTCTCAACTTCTTTAACTGTCTCCTTTGGAGTGTATTCTTCTTTCACTGCTTTGTATCCTTTTTCGTAAGACATTTAACCCTCTTAAAACAAGAACGGAAGCTATGCTTCCGTTCGGTTATTACTTGTCTGCCACTACTTGGAAAATGGCGTTGATCTGCTCTGCAATAAGCCTCGCTAGTGCTACGTGCTCAGCCTGTGTCACACCTTCCTCCATACGGACTTCAAGGTAGTGAATCCATGATCGGATTGTACCGTTCACGTACATACGACTCATAGTTAGCCCTTCCGGTAGTAGTACCCTAGCTACCTCCTTGGCAATCCCTTTATCAAGGGCTTCGCTGTAGCGAGCTTTGACCAAATCAAGAACCTCGTTTTGGACACCTACCCACCAGTTTGACAGGGACTCGTCCTCCGTGGCTAGGCTATTCTGGCGGTTCTTAATATCCTGCATTCGCAAATCTCGCAAGCAGAACGCCTTTTCAAGCTGAGTAACGTCAGCATAACGTTGGCTAAACTCTTGGAATCGAAAGCTTGCATGACGGAGCACTTGGCGTGCAATGTCTCGCGGAGCCTCAAGCTCCACAACACAATTTGCCATCTCGAATGGACTCCAGTGCTTATGTCGTTTTAGGTAGCTAAGCAGCTTGTCAGCAGTAGCTGTGTTCATTTGGTTGCTAGGATTGGATACCCTAGCGCAGTACGCAATAAGCTCTCCTGCGTCGTTAATCCCTTCTACGACTGGTTGAGTTACCGCGATTAGTTTTGCTTTCAACATTTTCCGTGCCTTTCCGAGTAGCCTGCGCCACCCCTGTTCAAATTCTCTATCTCTAACTTCCGTCTCTCTACTGCCAACCTTTTTGCCTCATCCTCGCCTAACTTCGATACAGAATAGTTGGCGTGCTGGGCCTTCCCCTCCAACATCTTCCAATGAGCCACCCAGTAGACAAACTCCCTCTTCCTGCCTTTCACCACAATCCGGGCCACCCCCGTAAGCCCGGAGGTGTTAGCCTTGCTGAGCCGCATATTCCGCTGGTTAACCTTGGCAGGGACTAGCCGCAGATTTTCTTTGCAGTTGTTACTTGGGTTTCCGTCCAAATGATCCACCTGCATTCCATCAGGTATTGGCCCATTAAATATCTCGTAGACTATGCGGTGTACTAGGACATTACTGTTTTCATGGCCTACCAACCAATATCCGTCTTCCCTTTGGTAACCCGCACAACTGCCAGCTACAGCCTTTGGGGGCCTATTGATTTTATTGCGAAGGAAGGACGGAGATGTTGGTGTGTATTCAAATAACTCCGTCCATACCGTCATACTACTCCCCCATCTTCCACAGATACCTTCGCCTCGTACAACACGTACTGGAACAGCTTAACCCGGTCTTCTTTCTTAAGTAGGTTCAGACGCTTAGCAATGTTGGTAGCTAGCACCCACTTGCCGAAAAGGTCTTCGTCCATCGTTACGATGTAGTTGGTTGTGCCTTTCTTAAAGCTGGCCCAGCCTGCATCCTCTTCGAGGTCAACCATGATATCATAGCTCTCATCCCCATCCGTGGTATAACCTTTGCCCTCCATGTGCTCGATGAAGTCAAAAGCCCCGTGAGTGCTCTTAATAAGCACAACAAAATCTTCGTCGGTGTCGGTAGGAGCCGGGTTGCAAGTAGTACGGCTACCAGAGGGGATGATTTTTAGAGCATACTGCCCAAGGTCTGGATGCTCCATTATTTCACCCCTCATCAATAATTTTCTGAATTGCTACCTTCTCTTCCGGCGTAAGAACCCGGCCAGCGTGAACAATGGTAACTTCCTTAACAATTTCCTTGTACTCGAATAGCACGTTGCTGCTACCGGGCAGCTTGCCAACGTGGCAGAGACGTGGATACTCATATCCGTCGCCTCCATCGTTCGGACCCTCGAATCGTGGACAATCACTGCCGTCATCGCTGGTAAAGGTTACGGTAGTGCCAATCGGGAAACCGTGGTCATCCTTGTACCCACCTGTAATTACGTATTGCTGCCCTACAACAAAACCGGCTTTCTGTGCTGGCGTCATTTTACTTTCTCCTTATTCTTTGGTTTGTGGAACGTATAGAATACGTGTTTTCCTACAGTTAAAACTTTTTTCATCTTGCTAGCCCAGTAAGGCTGCACATGCTTGGCATGGAAGTAGTCAGCGTTTGGCACAACCGGGCGCATTTTACTTACCTCGTCTAGCCTTTGCAACATGGCTTCATCTGTTACCAACTTCATGCCACGCTTGTACCCCGAAAACTGGCTTGGCTGCTTAACTACTTCACAAGCCGTCATGTTACGAGCCTTCATACGATGTTTGATGACATCGTACACGGCTTTCTGGCCCTGCTTCGGCTCTCCCCGCGCCTCATCGTGGATGGCCCATGCCATACAGACATCATCCTCGCTGTAAGCCGGGGCCTTTGGCTCCGGCACAGCAGGAGGAACCTTCAACGGAACCGTAACTAAGGCCAGCAGTAGTAGCAGCCAACGCATCAATTACGCTTCCTCGGAGACGTATTCACCTTCCACCAGCGTAATCTTCACCATGCCAACATGGGTTTGGCAGCGCCCGGCCTCGGCCTTTTCTGGCGTTGGGAAGGAAGTCCCAGCACGCAACGTGCCGTCCTCGTTCTTGTACACGTTAGCATACACAACATCAGTGACAGGCTTCGGCTCCACGTTGCGAAGATCGAAGTTGCTCTTTGCACCAGCTGCGTAATACTTGCCTTCGCTGGTAAAGATATCGGGGCTAGTCTTGTTGCCAATGTAGGCTAGCACTGAGTAATCACCACGGCCAGTTGTCGTGACGATGGTAACTGGCTTACCGTCTCGGGTTTCAACAGGTCTGGTGAAGTCAACCGCATCAACCACTTTCTCTACCGACTTGGTAGCGCACACGATTGCACGCTTGTTTGTGTAGGAGGAGTAGTCGAAGCCTTCACCGTCTACCACGAGCTTGGCGTAGTAGCCAGCTTCCGGGTGGACAGCGATGACGGTAGTAATCTTGCCGATATCTTTTGCCGAGATACCAGCACCACCGTAAACCACTTTCACTTTGTCACCGACTTTGAAGCCATCAACCTCTACCTTGTCACCTTTTTTAAATTGAGTCATGTTGTTCTCCTTGTGAGTAGTTTGTTAAGCAGCAATAAGTTCACGGATACGCGTAACTTCGATGCCCATTTCTTCGTGAGCACGCAAAATCAGCGTAGCTCCAACGGGCAGCTTACCGCAGCGGATTTTGCTGATGACAGGTGGCTTAACACCCAGCACTTCTGCAAGCTTGCGATCACTTGCAATGTTGAATTCGGCCTTGAGTGCGTCGAACAGCTTGCCAGATTTGTCGTTGCTATACACTTTAGTCATTTTCCAGTCCTCCTGTCTAATTAAGCGATGCTCTTGGGCATACGGCCCTTGACGACGGTTACCTTGGCAACACCAACTCGCCTCGGGATGCGGCCAACACGGCTCTTGTACTCGTAGTCGGCATCAGCCTCTTTCACGCTATTGAAACGACCGTTACCGATAGCGCCGCCGTGTTTGACGTTGTGACGCGGCCCATTCGGCAGGAGGCCGATGTCGAAAAGGTTAACAAAAACAAAAACCTCCTTTACAGGCGCTCCTGCTACCTGAGTATCGGTCAAGTGGCGACGAGCGACACGGTTTTTGTTCTTGCCGTCCAGCGAAAACTTGGACAGGGTTTTTGCATTGCCTTCGTAGCCCAGTACGGGATATTTCTCATCACGCCCGTTGGTAGTGACAATCTGCACTGGCGTACCTTCGGCAGTGAACACGGGCTTGGTGAAGTCAATCAGCAATTCAATTTGATCCTCCCCGAGGATTTGGTGGATTTCATCGCCGCGACAGTCAACGCCATCTACCCGGTAACGGTCAACGGAGTTGTACTTGGAATGGTAGTCAACGATAGTCGCCTCGCTACCGTTTTTCAAATAATGGTGCACGCTACCTGCCTCTTTAACACGAACCTTCTGGCCTGCTTTAAACTTTTGCATTTGTTTTCTCCTTAGATTGTTGCGAGGACTGAATCATAACCCAGCCCTCCCCGGTTTGTCAAGCTTAACTTGCTAGCTTCTTTCCAAGCTTCTTTACTCGCTCATATCGCTCTCAGCCCGAATGCAAATAAACCTAGCGAAACGTGGCTTATCTTTTACACCTACGTCCATAGAACGGTACTTAATGAACTTGCCCACAATTTCAGCAGGGTTATTGAAGTAGTGTGTTCGTTCTTCGTGAGTCATCTTTCCCGCTCCAACGTCGATTTCCATGCCGGAAGTTAAGTCCTTGCATACCAGCATACCTACCATCGCCTTGCCTACTTTGTTCTCTTTGTGGCTGCTACGCTCAGTATGGCCTAGCTCATTAATCTTGGCCTCATTCTGGTTTTCCATTGCTTCAACCAACCGCAACACTACAGCTTCTTTATCCGATTGTGGTTTGATACGCAGATAAGCCCCTGCTTTCACAGTTGCTCGACCGCTTTTGTGCATACCGTCAGGATCGCGTAGAACCACTCCCTCGTAACCTTCCTCTAGGCACTTCTCGTAGAAGGCTTCCACTTCCATAGCTGAATTGAGCATTGTGTAAGGGATAACACTAACACTTATGGCGTCCATCTTAGCTTGGTTGGCGTAGTAGTAGTCCCAAAGGGCCTCGTACCTTTCCTTGTAGGGTTTGTGAACAACACTTGGGTGTAGCCAGTCAAACAAGTTCCAGCTAACGTTAGGTTCACCTGCCCTTGTGTTAAGTGCGGAAGTGGTGTCCCGGCACAGAGATTGTGAGGTAAGACCTCCTGCGGTAAGCTCTCCATCAAACCCTGTGCAGATGTCCAGAGAGTATTTAGATGTTATGAATTTATTCTCGTGCGGTTTAAGACTACGCCCCGTCATAGACCCTGTAATGTGAATTCCCCGAACTCCGTCAATCTTCGGAAATCCCATTACAGGGTAGCTAATCTTGCTCAGGTCAGCGTCGCACGCCAGATGTGGTTTTAACATACATGTTACCTCACTTTCCGTGCCGCCCAGTGTAGTTAGCACCGGCAGCGTTTAATTGTTCAATCCTAGCCTTACGGTACTCTGTGGCCAGCCTCTTAGCTTCCTGCTCCCCGTACCTGATAAAAGAAAAAGCTTTATGTTTAAGCTTTCCATTCTCTACCCAGTACGCAGACCAGTAGTCGTACTTCTTACCAAACCTATTGATTTGATAGGTCTGGGTTACACCTGTTATACCTGATTTATTTCTTGGTGTTTTTGAAGCATTCTGTGCATTGATCTTGGGAGTGGCGAGACGCAAATTTGCGAGCCTATTATCATACCGAATTCCGTTGATATGGTCGATAGAAGCCCCTCTTGGGATCGTCCCGTTGTGTAGCTCCCATACTACTCTGTGGGCCTTCCAGTTTTCATCCCCGCACTTACCCCTGTAGTAGCCGTAAGTGTCAAGGCTGCCAGCCTCGTCCCCAACACTGTGCAATAGCACACGCCCGTCTTTTCCTGCTCTTACTTCGACAGCCCAACGCAAGCCGCTTTTGCTCGTCTCGTCGTAATACAACCTATTTAAAACGCTCACTAACTAACTCCTTAAAGTTGGTAGTGTATCAGAACGACGGTTCGTTGTCAAGCTTGGGATTTCCCACGGCTCCTTTTCTTCAAAATAGCAATCATGTTGTTAATCATCGCCACGCGGTAGGTTTGGATGACACTGGTTGGGGTGCGATGAACCTCCTTGGAGGTAAATTTAATACTTAAGAATGCCTCCATCGTAGGGAAGCCCCTAATGTGCTTTGCTACCAGATTACCCAAGCGATAGCGTGCATCCATGATACCAAGCCGAGAAGCTGCTTTTCCAATTGCGTAACAAACGCAGCGCTCCTTATTCGAAGGTAACGAGAAGTTCCATCGGCCCCAAGTTGCCTTGGTCCCTTTCCACAGAAATTCATCCCGTGCCAGTTCCAGCACTTCGATAAGTTGTGTGTTAGTAGCCATTATTTACCCTCCCCTTCCAGTTCGTTTGCAATACGCTCCAGCATTTCCACCCGGAGCTGCTGCATCCAAGTCATTCCTTTAGCCTCAACGAAATCTTCGCCAAGCAAGCGGATAAGAACTTGTCTCAACGTAGCACCACCCAAATCGTCAAGTTCAATACCAAGCACCTGTGCGATTTTTGCCTTTACCACGTTGGCAGCTTCGCTAACACCTGTGCGGCCGTGGCTCTCATGGTGCTGCGCGGCCCAGCGCACGGCGGAACAAGCGTATTCAGACTTGCACCATGCGTGCATAACTTCGTACTCATTTTTGCCGAGGTAAGCAAGGGCCTTACGTGCAAGCTCCGAAGGTTTGACAACCTCTACCCCAGTAGCCTTATACTTCGCCAAGATGGCTTCCAGCGTTTGCTTGCGGAAAGCCTGAATCTTTTCACGCTCGTAAATACCACGAGCAATGCAATAGCCTTTTGCGGTAGCAGAGCCCGGAATCTTTGCACGAATTTTTGCTTCCAATTCTCGCCCCAACGGGTGATCTCCAATATAGATCGGAGTGCCACGCTTGCCGTACACGACCTCCACGATGGCGAATTCTACGGCATGGCACATGTACTCAGGACTATTCTGGTATGCATCGGCACGTACGCTTACCCCGTCCCACAGGCGGGCGATTGCGTTTTCAAGAATAGCGATGATGATTTGGTTGTCGGTCATGTTAGTCTCCTTCTTTGTGTGGTTGATTAGTCGCTACTATACTAACTAGCAAACTACTTGTCAAGAATTTTTTTGCGTTGTAAAAACGTAGCGTGGTAGGTAGCTAGGAACAAAATTTGAAATTTCCGGCGAGTGGATTTTGAATTTGAAATTTTAGAATTTTCTGGAAAATGTACCGAAAATTTTCGCTTCTTCTTATACGCGCACGCACGCACCCGCACATGCGGGTACGCACGCGAGAAAAGTTGCGTAAAAACAACAAAGTTGCTGAAAAGACACGAAACCCGGTAGCTAGGCAGAACGCCAGCTAGGAAGCGTGTTGACATTCCGCAATGCGGAACGAGAAAAGCGTTGGACAATAGAACCCCGCTAGCGCGCAGGCACTATGAGACGGATAATACTGGGCTTACCCGGACATGTCAACTCCGAGTGTTAGATAGTAGCTCGCTAGTGTGGGGAGTTTGCAACACGAAAAGCGTTTCGCCATAGGACGGCGTTCTCTGGACTCTTAGAGGATGCGGCTGATCGCCTGTTTCGTAGGCTCTTGCCGCTGACGCTTAGCCAGTGAGACGATTATCCGTCAAAACTCTAGACGGGTCAAGAACTATTTTGAACGGTGGAAAATACGCAACAATGCCCACATAAGAGCCTGTTAAATTTAACAGTAGGACCATTCCGACAAAGACTAGGCACAGTCCTACAGCCTCCAAGTGGGAGCTAACCCATTGATTCCAAATACCTAACCTGTTTAAGTCAGAAAACCCGCTTTTTGTCAAACTTTTTAGTGAACAACCCTTGACTGTTACAGACGCCGGTACTACTATGCATCCTGTCGTATTCGACAACCTGCCCAACTAGGGCTAAAACCAAGGAGAGATAAACATGCAAACCACCGCTTACGTTGGCCCCACAGAAATTCTGTGCCGCTATGACTACAATCTCAACAAGCCGGTTGTCTTCATTGCTCATTCGATGGGTAACGGGCAAATCCAAGTGTGGGACGGCAACGAAACCAAATTCGTGCCACTTCACGAATACCAGCGCACGGCCCCGCTGGCGAAAGCTGACGAGGATGTGTTAGCAAAACGCTTTGCAAAGCAAACAGGAGATAAAAGCGTGGTTGTGCGTCAACGCCTTCCGCGTACCCCTCGCACTCGTCCTGAGCGTTTGGCTATTACCAACACCGGCCCCGTCCCGGTTCCGGCTAAGGCCCAGCAGCAACAAAGCAGTCAGGACGTTCCGGCCCCGGCAGCAAGCCCGGCTGTTGAGGTTCCTACCACCACCGATCCCAGCGATGTTATCCTTGGCAAGATCAAGGAAGAAAGCGCCAAGGTTGCTATGTTGTCGGCGCAGGTGGCTGAATTCTCGCAAAAGCTGCAACAGGCCACCAGCGATCACGATGCGGCGCAACGTACCTACACCATCCTGACGGCACAGTATCAAGCTGCCTGTGAGCGTGAGGCGCAAGAAGAACTCCAGAAGCGGCAGCAAATGCTTGCCGAAGCTGTAGCCCCGCTGGGAGCACTTAAACAAGACTTCCCGCAAGGCCAGCAACAGCAGCAACAGACCCCCGAGGCATCCAGCCCCTCTGGTAAAAACGGGGTTCCGCGTGGGGCTGGCGGCAAGTTCCAGAAGAAAGCAGCAGGCAGTCCCCCGGCTGAACCCGATGCAGCGCTGACCGCCTTTAAGCAACTCTCCCCGGCACAGAGGGACGCCGCATTAAAAGCCGCAGGGCTCGCCACCGGCCCCGCATAAAAACAACGGGCAGTTAAAAAATCGCTTGCAGGTAGTTAGCTAGGTATGTAAGAATTGTCTTACTGCGCGGAGAGCAGCGCAGGCATACCAAACCTAACTACCTGAAAGTGATATATGAATGTTGCTAATCACCCCGCAGTAAACGCAGTGCTGGCAATCATGTACAAACTGCTTCCCCGCAAAGTCAATGGCTATTGGACCGTTACGCTTTCCTCGGATGAGAGCAACGTCCAATATCGCTCTCTCAACAAGGCCAATGCACAAGATTGGCTCAACGACAACCAGTCCCACGACGACTTGAACGCTCAGGCAGGCGTGAGCGTGTGGCGCGCACGCTCCCCGGAGGCCGCATAATGCCCCGTCCCTACACTCCACGCGATTACGCAGCAGAACAGGTCCAGCGGCTAGCAATGTACCGGGCCTTCCGAGAAGCGAAAGCGGCAATTCTGCAACAGAACAAATAAAAGCTTGCACAAATCAAAAAACGTCTGTAAGATAGCAAACACTAACAACCAAACCTTAGAGGGCTACAATATGAACACCACCGAATACAAAGGCTTTAACATCACCGAAAACAATGGCCGTCTCTTTGTGAGTGCTTGCGGCGGTTATCCGCACGATAGCTTTAACCCGGACGGCTATGCCACCATGAACAACGCCAAGGGCGCTATCACTAAGCACTTGAAAGCGGTAGAAGAACGCCACAATGCCTTCTGCGACGATGTAGCGGGAATGGCGAAGGAAGACAAAGACGCCCCCACCCCGAAAGAGCAAATCAGCCGCGCATTGGCCTCGGAAGTAAAGGCCGCCCGCAAGAACAAACCCGCTACCAACGACAAGGCAGACAAGGCTAGCGATGCGGCAGCGCACCCGCTTGAAGTAGCAACCGGGATGCCGTTTGCTGATAAAATTGCGGATATCGTAAACCTCCACAGCCGTAACAAGCGGGAAGGCCGCTATGCTGGTAAGAGCCGGGGTAGCCATAGCCGCGCCCGTTGCAACCACCTCAAGAACATCAACGCATAACCACAAGCGGGGCCTTAGTAGCACCGCCTTCCTGATAGAGACGAAAGGAACCAGATTCATGTGCCACAGCAACGAAACGTTTGTTCGCTCCCGTAAGCCTGCGCACCGCCGTGAGGCTCGCCCGGAACAGCCCCAGCAGCAACGCCGGAAAGCTGCCCCGGCTGGCAAAGCATGGCAGCGCACGGACAAGCGCGCTATGCTCGCTGACCACTACGCAGAAGCCTACTAGGTAATGTGGTTAACTAGCAACACACCCCGCACCCCTGTAAAAAGGGGTGCGGGTATTATTGTTTGTGTTGTGGAATATTATTCATCGGTGGCGTTGTGCTGCCGAGATAACTAAGAGCGGAGCTAACTATGACCTACGCAGTAGTAGATACCCAAACCAACACCGTAGCCAAGGACGCCGGGGGCAACGGCCATATCTACAGCACCAAGACCCAAGCCCAACAGGTTTGCGAGGAATTGAACAAAGCCGGGGATGCAACAGCCCCGGCTGGCATGGAGTGCAGTCGGTTTACGGTCAAGCCGTGGTAAACAATAATAAAGCTTGACACAAGCAAAAAGCCCCTGTAATATGGGGCCTTCCTTAACCACCAAGCGAGCTAAGCATCATGGAAAACAACACCAACACCCCGGCCCCTGCGATGAAAGACCCGTTCTTTGTCGTCAATCGCGGCCCTGCTGACTTCGTTATTATCGACCAAGCTATCTGGGACGGGGAAAAATACCGGGGCAAGTACAGCGGCGAAACGCTGGAACAGATTCGTGAGCGTATGGAACTCTTGTACGTGAACGGTGTTACCGACTACGAAACCCGGTGGAAAGCCAATGCCAACGCAGAGCTTATGGAGTGGGAGCAAGCATCTGCAATGCTTGACGCTGCCCAGCGTGCTAAATACGTAGGCCCGGTTAAGGAGATTACCAAAGACCGCTTTTGGTATCTGCTGGAAGTGTTGCCCCCTGTAGGCTGGAAGCGGGGCGAAGGTTCGGAAAGCTTTAAAATGTCAGAACGCCTTACCGGCAGCATCACCACCATTGCCGCTCGCATCGGGGAGAAATACTATGAATTTAACGACAACATTACCATGTCGCATGATGCTGTGATCGAGAAAATCCAGCAGGCAATCAAAGACGGCTCACTGATCCCTAAGGAACCCGGCTAAAACAAACGAAAAGGCCCCTAGCGGGCCTTTTCTGTCTCTGGTCAATACCCCGATAGCCCCGGAGGATTAAAACGTCTCTGGGGCCTTTTTATTGAATCCTATTGATCGGAGTAAATAATGAGCAAACCGCTAGATTATGTCCAAACCCTGCATGAAATGTGCGGGTCACTAGGGGAACTGATAGAAATGAATGAGCACTACTTGATGACTTGGGAGGACGCCGGGTTAATCAGCATCACCGACACAGCAGAGCTAGAGCTAAGGCTACAGCGCCGCCAGCATGAGGCCCTGTCCTTCGCCTTACAACAACTTGCCACTGTAGCAGCCTAACCACACACCACAGAGGCCCCAGAAGCGCGTGCGTTAATAAACGCTTGCGCTTTTTTATTTTTGTGTGTAATATGGGCTTATTCAAACAACGGAGGCCAGAATGAGCGCAAACATCGGATGGAACGTCTACCTTAACGGGAAGAAAATTGACACAGTGTATTTCACGCCCGGCTGTGATGCAGAATATGTGCGTAAGTCCCTCATCAACCATGACGGCTACAACGCCGATATCGTAGTTAAGATGGTGAAAAAATGAAAGCAAACGGCTTCGTAACGGTCGAAATTGCACGGCCTAACAAGAACAGCGTGTCCCGGCTACCGTGCTACGTGGCAGTCGATAAAATTTACACCCTGACCCGTGCTTATTGCCGTGAAAGCCTGCAACAGCTAAGCGGCATTCATGGCGAGAACAAAGCCCGAATTCTTTCCTACGAACTGAACGGATAACAGCTATGGCACGCAAACTAATCACAGCAGCAGACGGGCTTGCAGCCCGCATTTTCCACCCTGACGGCAAAGGGCTACGGGGCGTCACCCTATTGATGCCTAGCGGCGTGCGTGGCCTGTCCCTGAGCGTGGCTGTCCACGACGAGAAAGGCAAGCGCAAGGCGATGAATTGCCTGTCCCTCAAAGGGCAGGATTTCAGCCTGCAATGGGAACGGGCTATTTTGCAGATTGCCGACTACTACCGCATCCTACCGAGTGACCCCCTGTACAAACAAATGCTGGAGGCGAAAGAGCAGTTTTTGACCCGCTACGGCATGACGCTGGAAACGCAGACAATCACGTTCCAACAGGCGCAACTGGCCTAAATAATACGCCACCAAGAGAACGACAAATGTATAAAAAAGTAGTGATGAATTCGGGCCGAGTTGTCAATGCGCCTGTTAAGCTTAGAACGGTTTATATGTTCCAAGGCGAGATTGTCAAGACCAACCGAGGAACAAGTTTGGAGGAAGCGGCAATCAATATCGAGAGGCATGTGCAACGGAATTCCTACGGGGCGACATACGTTGAAGTGCTGGACGCCGACACGGAACAGCTTTACTATTCCGCGAAGATTAAACGCGTCACCGAAAAGGGGAAATTCATTCTTAAAAAAGATGGTATTTACGAATGGAACCCCGAGGACACGGAAAGAAAATATGGCGTATCTGCCCTATTTGCGAAAGGGAAGAACGGGAAATAAAAAGGAGGGGCCGTAGGCCCCTTTTCAAATTTGGAATTTTCCGTGAAATACACCGAAAAATTTCCATTCTTCTTAGGAGCATCCAAGCCTTATGCGAGATATCCACACCTGAAAACCGACTTATCCACAGAAAAGTTGTCAAAAAGCAGCAAATTGTGGATAACTTGAGCTTTGCCTGTGGATAACAGTCCTTAGCGTTGTACAGGCGCAACACATCGTTGCTGCCGTAGCAACAACTTGTGGATAACTGTACGTCTCGGCCAAGCGACGGCTAGCCAGCCTAGCCAAGAGGCTAGACAGCCAAAGGAGGGGCCTTTTACAGCCCTACCGTACGCTAGCACACTACGCCACGGAACGCAAGCACGAGAACAAGTTAAATAGTGCTTGTGCTTATTGCGGCATGGTGCTAACATGGCGGTTCCTTAACACCGTAAAACAACATGACCCAGAACGAGTGGAAGCAAGCCAATAGAAATAAACACAAGCCCCTTGCGGGGCTTGTGTTTTCTTGTGTATGGGTTTATTATTCGTCCTGTCACTAACTCACTAGGGAACCGAATCATGGCAATCAAACTTACCCCGCGTCAAATCTCCATCGGCTACTTCGGCAAGGTGGCGCAAGAGTGGCAAGCCAAGTGGGGCCGTCCTGCCGCTGAACGCATGATTTTGGAAGCTTGCGAATATACCGAGTGCCTCAAGATCAGCGACCGCTTTACAATCTGGGAAGTAGCGGATGGCAAGCGCGTTGCTTAACCAAACAGCCCAGCCACCAAAACAAGGCCCGTAAGGGCCTTTTCTTTTACCTATCTTCATTCCTTCCTAGCAACATTCCTACCTGTTTTACTAGGTTGTCCACACGAACGCAGTGAGTTATCCACATGCCCCTAAAACGCGTCAAAACGCGCTAGGAGGCGCGTAGAGCTTGGTTGGACACTCGCTATCAACTCGACCCTGCGCGTCTCCTAGGCCCCTTATAATCGCTCCTAGACCCATGTGGATAACTCAAAAACCTGTTGATAAGCTGTGTATAAGGAAGAATTCACACTTGTAACACAGCGTTTTTACACAACTTGCAACCACTCATATAGATGAAAGTCGGCAAACAAAGCGGCAAGGAACGGGCCGTTAGACGCCAAAACATCAATAAAATCAAGCACTTGAGTCTTATAGCAGACCGGCAAAATATCATCTATATGAATTCATCTGTATTACCTGTCTAACATAAGACATATCATCTATATGACCACTAGGAATTGCAACATTTAAAAAGCTGGCACGATTCCTGCTACGCGTACGCGCAACGCGTGTGGCTGTGGACAAGAGGCCATTTATACACAAAGCTACCCACATACAACACAGAGCAAATAAACACTTGCACAAACAAAAAATATGGTGTACAGTGTTGTTCATGGGCAGCGCATGGGGCGCGGCGATAGATGACAAGGAGTAGATGATGAACAAAACCGAACAAGCTACGATCCGCAACATTGTCGCTCGGTTGAAAAAGCCTAATTGCGGCTGCGCAAATAGCATAGGCACCGAACAAATCGTCGCAGCCGCCAACGAAAAAGGCATCGAGGCCGTGTCCCGGTTGTACCTCGACACTTGGGTTATTCCTGCGCTCGAACTGCTGTTGTCGGGCGAACGTCATAACGTCGAATTGGCACGCGACTTGTCCGCCGCCTAACACCAACCACAGATGACAAAGGGGTAGATGATGATTTCGAATCAAGCTTACGCGGAGGCAGTCGCTGTGCAACAAGAAACTGCTGCGCGCGCCGACGCATATCGCACTGCACTTGTGGGCGCGCTCGAATTGATTGAGCTGCTGCGCAAGAACTGTTCCGACCGCGTGACCGTCAGCGATGAGCAGATTGCTGCACTTCGTGCCCCGCTCGCCGCCTAACACCAACCACAGGAAGGAAAACCATGTTTGCATACCACCTGAGCAAAACCGGGAAACCGGGCGGCAAGCCCCAATGCGGGCGCGGAACCACTACCACTAGCGGCCTGTCGGTTTCGGCTGAACAGTTTGCCAAATCCGAAGACCGTTGCGGGCATTGCGCTAGAACGACGCTGGGCAAGGCCGCAATTGCCAAGTACAGCCCGAAGGCAGAGGCTAGCCCGTGCAAGTGTGGGCGATGCGTCAGCTAAAAACAGTGCTGATTAGCCAATGCCTAGCGTGTCTAGGCATTCCCTAACCCACTGACAACAAACGAAAGGTTATCATGCTGCGCTCTGAATACATGAATCACCCTTGCCACCTCGTTAGCAGCACGCCAGAGGAACGCGCCAAAGTTCATCGCCAATATTACAGCCAGTTTGTCAACACTGCCACCATCGCCTGTGTCGTGTCTTACATCGGGGCCGATGCCTTGAAAGCCTCGACGGACCCGCACCTTAACGACATTCCGCTTAAACGCTGGGACACTGTAGCGCAGGCGTCCTTACCCGTGGCTGTGTCGTTTAAATCCGTTGGCGACTACGCCACCCTTAGCGGTTTGGTGTGCGTGGCTAAAGAGGCTGCGCGGCAATGGTTGGAAGCACAAGCAAACAAGGACGGGGAGTAAGTTCGACATGAGCCAGCTTAAGAAAATCAACCCGAACGATTACGCCCGTATTGCTATCCTGCTGGATTGCTTCGGCCATGACACCAACGGCAACCCTATAGCACAGCATACCGTGTTTGCTTATGCCGACGCATCACAGGCCCTTAGCAGCCCCACGGCAGAGCTTTACAAGACCCGCAGACGGCAGCAAATCGGGGCAGGCACCAACCGTGACGACTGGGCACCTAGTGCCATGCGCTATGCTGGATTGCCCTACACGCTGCCCCTTACACGCACCGAAGGCAGCAGGGCAGAGGGCGCAATGTGGCTTGTGTACGATTTGCAACAAGAAAAATAAAAGCTTGCATAAGCTAAATGAGCCTGCTAATATAGAGGCTCATTAACGCATTGGAGGCAGCAAAATGGATGCACGTATTGGTCAACTGACCCGCGACGGTAAGGCAGTTTTCTACAAGAACGAGGGCGGTTATGTGGAAGGCACCTTAGAGCGAGTGGAAGCCGCTTTGGGCCTGCGTGCTGCCCCTGTAGCAGCGACCCCGGTTGTTGAAAGCAAAACCTACAATGTGCGCCTCACGTTCCAGTTTCCGGCATGGGACGAGAAAGACGGCATCCCGTACAACGGCATCACCGCAGGCAGCAAACAAGAGGCTAACGCCATTGCTCGCAGGCTGGCTCACAATGACGGCCACCTCAACGGAGGACAGGGCCGCGTTACCTTCACCGCTACGGAAGTGCAATAAACGCTTGCACAAACCAAAAAGGGGCCTATACTCAAGGCTCCTTAACTGATTTACCTACCACCCATGACTACCATCTACATCACCCAGACCGAGGCAGGCTACGAGCTGGAAGACAGCAACGAGGTTCCGCAAGGCACAGCGGAAACGTTGGATCAGGCTATTGAATCCGCTAGACAGTTCGTCGAACTGGGGTTGGCTGATGCGTGGGTAATCAACGAATAACTTGACAGGAGCAGCCACCATGCCCGGACTCTACGAAAAAACCGTCACTGCCATCTTTGGCGGTAAGAACAAAACCAACAGCCAGAACCGCACGGAATGCGAACAAGCGCGTGCGATAGCACGCACACTGGGCCACTACACAGCCGCTCGCTACCTTGCTCTGCGTGGCTGGACGCTCGACGGGGCGCTGTATGTCCTGCTCGGCACGGAACAGAAACACGAACAGCTTGCGGGGGCCTAACATGAAGTCCTTTCACACTTGGTACAACGGCAAGAAATACCGGGTTGATCTTGACGATCAAACAGGTGAAATCATCGGCTGCGCCGTCGAAGTGTTTGCGCGTGGCAAGCGCGCAACAGAGCGTAAGCTGTGGCGTAAAGATGAACCAAAGCCAATGCCTCAGACGGTGAGGGACGTTATGAACATGCCTTCTACGAACGATGCAATTGCACGCTGGATGAGGCGGGAATAACCCATTCCAGCAACACAAACATCCCCTCCGGGGCTTTTGTTGTTTGTTACAAATTAGTTCTTGCGCTACCTGTTTGGCTGTGTAATAATCACCTACATCAACTAACCAACTAGGAACCTACCATGACCACCTACTTTAAACACGGCATAACCAACATCACCGACCTTTTCCCGTACATGCGCGTTCGTAGGGCTCTAACTTCCTTGCCCCAGCCACGGACTCCTGAGGTGAACGCTATGATTGACGAGGTTGACAGGAAGGTTGCGGCTTTCTGCGCACGGAAGGGCATTTACGAACATACAGCGTGGGCAGAGTATGACAGACAACCAAGCAAGTGAGCAAAGGCCCAGCGAGGGACTCTAAACATAGGCAGGGTAAATATGAGACAACGTTTTCCAATCGGTTTGATCTTTGCTAAGAAACGATTTCCTAAAGCAAAAGAAACAACGGCCTATCAGATTGACGATGTGTACACCACACGCAACAATGCCGGTGTTATCGTTAGCATAGAATACGTTGTTTCACATGAGTTCATGGGGCAGCGTATTCAAGAACGGATGGTGGATACAACCATCGCTCGCAGCCTGAGCAATGAACAGTTGAAGCAATACGCCTAATCGGTAGGCCCCGTGAGGGGCCATTGTAGTTTGTTTGCAATAAGTGCTTGCACAAGCTAAAAAGCTGTGGCATAGTGGACTAGGAAAGCGTTGCAGCGATTGAAGCGGCAAGCGTAGACGCAACACAGGCCCCGTAAGGGGCCTTGTTGTTTTTACGCACCTGTGAAATAAAAACTTGCACAAGCTAAACGTATGTGAAATAATGTCTTCATTGGATCAACAAACATAGGGCAGAAAATGAAAGCTTACGAGGCAAAGAAAGAGGGAGTGGGCCAACGCGGTATTATCCAAATGTCCATAAAAGGCAAGGCTGAGGAAGTGCGCAAGGTGGAAGCCATCCTCAACACTAACGACCTGTTCACTAACGACCTGTGTGACGATGAAGACGAAGATGGAACCCTAGAAATCGGCTACTACGTGGACCGCAACGACAAGGCCGAATTCATGGCAGCATACAAGGCAGCTAAGGCAGCTATAGCTAAATAATAACCAACAGGCCCCGCAAGGGGCCTTTTCTTTTGCCCTGTCAAGGGCCAGCTTCCCCGGCTAGTGTTTCACGTGGAACATAGGTAGATAACATAGGTAGCACTACATAGGTTATACTACTTAGTTATTACTTTAAAAATAACTACTTTATAATACTACTTAATATCCCCTCACTCGCCTAGCGGCTCGTTCGGGGTGGATGGTAGCATACAAACCCTAAAAAGTCAATACTCAAAAGAACAACTTAGAATGATTACTCTAAAATAATAAAATAGAAATACTAAGAAATAGATAAAAAAGCAAAATAAAGAGTGTGCTACATAGGAGCTTTGCTTTCGTAGGGCAACTACATGCTGGTGCATGTCCATTCCTACATAGACTCCTATGCTATAGGCCCTAATAGCCATAGGAAAGCGTAACAACCCATATAGTACTACATAAGCTACCCTCTCTGTGTGTGGGGCCTAGCCTACAGGCAGGGCAGGGGCAGGCGGGAGGCTGGCCCGATGTTTTCCCCCTAGTGTGTGGGACAGGGGCAGATAGTGCGGTTTGCAAGGAACAACGTAGTTGTTTAGCCAAACCGGGCGACTCTTCTTAGAGTTGTTCCAGAGTTATGGAACAGGCCCGGCCAAGGCCAGCCAAACTCGTTCCAAACGCGAATGATTCTCATTCCACCCCATCCCTACCCCAGCCAAGCCCCCTGTCCCTACAGGACAGGGTAGGCCATAGCCCCTGCCACAGAGGGAGAAAGCCCCTCCAGACAGGCCCCTACGGGGTGGCGTCAAAACCCTAGATGTCCGTGTAGTGTTTTGACCGAAGCGATTAGAGGGCTTTAGAGACGTTTTCTCTGTTTTGGCTACCCTCTATCGTCCTGATGTGTGATCGCGTCTCCTATGGCCTATACGCAAGCCCTAGACCCATTCCTGAGCCATGCCGAGGCCACCCCTTCCCCAGCCTGATATTTTTGAATGAGAATGAGAATGATTCGCATTCGCGTTTGGGCCGTTAAGCAGCCCACTCGCTCCCCCGTGTTTTACAAATAGCTAAATATGCAACACCTGATATTATAATTTTAGTATTTATGCAACGAGGTAGCTACGAACGTTGGGTGTAATTTTTTTTTTAATTTTTAATCCTACAAACAAAAAGGCCCCTCACGGGGCCTTTCCAATACGCTCAGCGTGTCGCCGGGGCGTACAGGGGTGACGACTTGGCAACGCACAAAGCCAATTTAGCCTGTGCTTTGTCGATGCAGAGCAGTTCATGCTCGCGGTCGGTGTGGCCCTTAACCCGTTCCTCGATGCACTGGGCAGCTTCCACCACGAAGCGGCTATTACACATGTCGCGGAGCGGGTTCAGGTTGGGAGGTTGACCGTCATTAGTCGTTGTGCAGCCCAAGCCCGTCAAGGCGCACCAGTTCGGCAGGGGAGGTGGCGGCAGGTTGTCAGGTCCGGGGCGCTTGCCCTGTACCGGCACGGTGCAGGCCCATATGCCTGCCGGTGGCGGGATAAACACGCAACTGCTTTTCAGCGGGGTTGCATCGTCAGGGCTCACACCTTCCCCGCTTCCCCCACCCCCACCCCCACCTTCACCTTCACCACCCCCTCCGTCAACAGGGGGATTGGGTTCGACCGGCGACGGCATCGGCGGGAGGTCGCCCCCGTCACGGTGGCCCGGTACATCAACAATCGGAGTGCCGCCCCCATCATCGGCGGATTCGTTGCTGCAATTGTCGCCACTGCCACCCTTGCGATGGGATGCTCCCCCTCCTTGGCGTCCTGTACGCAGGCAGTTGTTTGGGGCTGGCCGTGCTTTGCCGGTGATGTTCTTTGTGGCTTGTGTTAACCGTTCCATGAACAAGTCAACGCTACGCGCTTGATCGAACGGGGTGCGTGTGCTGTTGCTAGTGGGCTTAAACGTGATTAACGGCGTGGTGCCATCGTTAGCCAGCGTCACTTGTACCTCTACCCCCTCCATTACGTAGGTAGGTACAATGGGTAGGCATGTGTCGGGCAAGGCAGGGCCGCTAGCACACAGCCTCCAATACTCGCCTTCCTGCACGATACGGCTTACCACGCCCTCGCCTTCCAAGAGCTTTGGGTTGATGCCTTTCGACACCAGTGTAGGTGCGGTTGCCGTTTTTACTGGCGGAGTAGAGAAGGCAGAGGAAGATTGCAGCGCAATACCTGCAAAAACGATAACAAGGAAATGTTTTTTCATGGCTGAAAGGCCCCTTCAGAGAGGGGCCAAAGGGAGTAGTCTAGCTGCTGTGAGGTAGGGAAAGAAATATTGCCATAGCCAGCAGCATAGCTATGGCGAGGGATGGGAGTGGTATCTTGTCTGGGATTCAGCCCTGCCTTTCTACGCCCTTAGTCGGAGAACGTAGAAATAGGTTAGCAAAATGCTCATCCACGGCCTTGAGGTCAGACAAGCTCAAGCTTTGCGCTCCATCTCGTCTATGACTTGTGCTATAGCCTTGTAGGCTTTCACAACAATGGATTGTTGGCCGTGGGCCGAGAACTCAATTGCGAAAAATAGGAACGATCCTATAAGCAAGCAGTCTTTCCACATGGCAACCCCTTGAGTAAAAAGAAGCCCCGACGAGGCAGGGCTGTAAAGCACTGGGAAGTGCTGAGGGAGAACGACACAAGCTCAGGATACAGGAAGTTCCCCTAGTTGTTTTGATTCAAATCAACTGTCGTGCAGGGTGTAGCGGTCGAGGCAATATCCGACATCTTCATACCATTCATCACGTGTGCCGGAATAGTTAGCTTTTCCCTGCCAGTCTAGTAGCTTGCAATCTCCTAGGCAGTGCAGCTTGCGCCATATCCAATACCATTGGCTAGCCATATAACACCCAAGCAGCGTAGCTGATAGCGAGCACCCCTACAACATCACAGATAACCCCTCCCACGAAATAACCTCTGTGATATTGGTCGTGAGCAACAAGCAATAGCGAGATGCCGCAGATGACGTTAAGAATACACAAAATAATTAGGCTCATTTTATCTCCCCGTATAGTGGTTGCCAGTTTATGTGACTAGGGCAGGCTTTCAAACCACCCTCGCCACGCAACTCTGCTGCAATCTTAGGATCGTCGTAGTAATACCACCTAGGCACTACGGGCCACGGGTAGTTTTGTAGGGTAGTCATTACCAAATTGCCTGCATCGTCGAGACGGTTGCAACGCCAAGCCACAACCTGTAAATCTACGCCCATGACGGCTTTCCTGCTGCCATGCCAAAGCTGCTACCTACGTTCCTAGCAAGCCTCTTCCTGCGCGTCTTAAACAGACGACCCTCAGTTTCTGCTTTCCTAGCTTGACTCATCTGCCTACAATTTGTGCATCGAGAGTTGCTGACATACCTAGGGGCTACATGTCCCCATATGCAAGGTTCCCCGGTGAAGTAGGTTTTGCTACCGGCAGCAATAGCTTGCTTACGTAGCATCTCTTCCCGAGATTCATCTAACACGGGCTCTGCTTGGTCGATGAAGCCACTCATGCCAACACCGCCTTAACCCGGCTCAGGGCTGCTACAAGGGCATCTGCTGCCTTGGTGGCTTCCTGCAACTGGGTAGTGTCTACGTCAACAGTGAGCTTGGCAAGCTGGTTGGTAGGTTGTGGGCTGGCAATGATGCTAGCATTCCCGTCAGCTACCGCCTCTGCGATAGCTACACGCCCCGATATACAATTATGGTGGTAGCGACGGGTTCCAATATTAGTCCAATTAAATTGCCCCAAAGCGTCTTCCTCTACAACGTACCTAGTGTCACCATACCACTTGATAATAAGCGGAAATTTCAGGTCTTCTGCTTTCATTTTTGCTCCCCTTTTAACTTAATTAACATTCCCCGTTTATCGTATTCTGCATCCGGGGCATAAATTGCCCACTCTCCAGCGCACTTTCCCTCGCCATGCACAATTTTAGGCACAGCTAGGCCGTGGATGAGGGCTACGACTCTGGCCCCTGTGTCTGCGTAGACGCGGGCAGCATCCTCTTTGCGTCCATCGTTAAGGGCGTTGTAAAGGGCTGAGCCTTTCCCGGCGATGATGCCTCTGTAGGGATGCCTTTCATCACCAATGCCTGATAATGAGGCCGATTTCAACAGCAAGTAGTATAATAGCTGCCCCTATTCCTACTTTGAAAACAACGTCAAAAGCTGCTGGGTTGCTAGCGAGGAACGTAGCCAAAGCCACAAATGCCACTATTACAACACACCCGATAGCAAAACATTTAATTAACTCAATCATCTCCACTCCTTAAAGTTGCACGAAACAGCTACCTCGTGCCTTGTTCTTGTGTGCTGTGTCACGAAGGCGCAGCCATTCTTTGCTACGGCGTGGCACATAATGTACTTTTCTACACGTTCATTCCCGGTGGGGGTCGTTGTGCACGAGCTAGCCGGTGCTGCTACGGTATTATCACAGCCGGTTAGCAAAGTAACTAGCAAAGCAGCTATGATAACATAGCCCAGCACAGCCCACAAGCTTTCCTCTCGTTGGCTAATCATCTCCGCCCCGCATAGCTAGCATAACCTCAACCGGGAGTGATGCCCAGCTAACTTTTGTGTCCATATCACTACGGGTAGGCGGGATTAGGGCTAACGCGTGAGGTTTGATGTTCCACAAGTTTCCCTTGTCACAATCAAACTCCACTTCGTAGCAGTCTACAGTTTGTGTAAAACCGCTAAAGGTAGTAGTGCGCTTTGCTAGCCCACCCCTGATGGTGCATGTTTTGCCACTAAGCGTTAGGTGTTTACCTGTGAAAACGCCACGGTCACCCGGTTGGAATACGTATTTCATCACAAGCTCCGGTAGAAATTGGCCCACAGGCACAGGAACACCACGGCAACCATTCCAAGGAAGGTAAGAAGCGGGAAGTGAGTAAGTAGATAGCCTAGGGTTGCTGCCGCAGCCACGGAAGCCACGACAACGAACAAGCAAAGGCCAGCCTTAAGGAACGAAGCAGTGAGACGTTTAAAATTCATGTTTGTTCTCCTTTTTAGTTAGTTAGTATCCTACCTAACTAATTTTAGCGTGTCAAGTGTTTTTCTTCGTAGCTGCGCAACATAGCATCCAGCTTAGCACACATTTGCGCATCTGCCCCGGCTAGGGCCGTATCCAACAGATGACGTTTCTCGGGCACGTAAATACGCGCAAAGTCCGGGTCATTGGCGATAATGTCAGGCGTGTTGTGCAGCGAGTCGGCTAGCTTGACAATTTTAACTTTCTTGCCACACTGGGCCAAGCGTGCTGCCTCGGCCTTCATGCGTGCTGCCCGGTTCATGCCGGGGTATTCCCGCTTGGTCATCCCATCCACAATCCATCCCGTTTCGTGGCCGAACAGGGCGAAGATGGCCCCGCGTTCAACGCCGGTATCCTCTAACACATCATGTAGGCAAGCGGCATTGATGATGGTGGCGTCATCCCCGTACCCGTGCTCCATCAGGATTTGGGCTACCGCCTGAGGGTGAGTCCAGTAAGGATCGCCGGAGTACTTGCGTTTCTGTTTTACGGCATCATGTGCGCCTATGGCGAAGAACATGGCGGGTCTTTGCAGCGTTACTAGCATGTTAGTTTCCTTTCTTGTTAACTCTTTGGCGACGCTACCTTTTACCCGGTCGGGAATGGTACGTTCGGAGATGTAGTAAGCCCCTTCACTTGGGGAGTACCAAGAGCGCAACTTCCACCCATCCGGCACGGTCTGTTCTCCAGCCGAAGTTGCGCACAACATACGCAAGCTATCCATTCGGGCCTCCAGAACGTCACCCACGGTGAGCCTCCAGTCGCCCACACCGAAAATCACCGTGTCAGGCTGAGCATGGTCGTAGCCCATTTCTTCGAGGGGTAGAGTGGCTAATTTATTTGTCATTTGGCCTCCATTCCGTAGCGGCGGGCTGGGGTGCCTGCTGGGCGAACAGCGAACCATCTTGCTCATGCATCAGCCGCCAGTAATGTGCCTTTGGCAACCAGCGCACAGCCGACTCTGCCGAAATGCAGACTACTTCACCATCCTCGCGGCGCAGCACGTACCCTACGATGTTGTAGCCGCGACCGGCGATGTCAACGGTTTTCCTGTTTGTCAGGCACACTGGACCGTGCGTTGCCGTCAGCGGTGCCACCTCCCCGTCAACCGAGTTCGTCCAACGGCTGGCGTCCGCCGGGCGCTCGTAGCTCGCGCTTGCCGTGGTGGCCGCAGGGGATGCGTCCTTTGCGCCTTTTGCGTAGCCATCTTCTTCGGCACGAAGCAATGCCTGAGCATGCTCGTTGCGCTGGCGGTGCATCTGGCGGTGAATCTCAGCATCCTCGGCGTTGTATTCTTCCATGCGGCGCTCCATTTCCCGGTACTTCGCTGGGCTTACGCTACACATGGGTTGATGACGCTCGTTCGTCCCGAAGTGCAGCGCGGCGCTATCGCGGTCGGTGAAATATGCATCGCAGTGGAAGCAGCGCCATCCGGCCTGCTCCGTGGTGGCCGCTTGCGGTGCTGAACATGCTGCGCGGGAATCGCACGCACAACGCGGGTACGTGCAGGCTGCGCTCTTGGTATTATTGGTGGTCATCGTCGTTGTCCTTGTTGATCTGAGTAGCGGCCTTCTTTGCCGCATCGTTCAGCAGGTATCGGATTGCGCCTTCCGGGTGTGCTTGGCGCTCATGGTCTTTGCGCTGGCGGTTCGTGTCGAACTCGCGTTTGCACAGATGGCACTTGATAATCACTCGCCGCCCCCTTTCTGGCTGTCGTCTGTCTCCTGGGAGGGGGCTTTGATATGCGAAGCGACCCACTTGCGCACCGTTTGCCACCGCTCCTCGCCCGCATGCTCGTTCGGCACGCGCACGGTTTGCCTATGTCGGCCCCAGTCCGGATGCCTTTGGCGTACCGGGCCGCATATTTCAATCTCGACCCAGCGATGATCGCTCACATGCTCGTCGTTGACCCACATGATTTCGCGCGCCAACTGCTCGGCGATGTTGAACTTCGTCCCCAGCGATTCCACGTCGTAAGTGTCGATGCTTGCGAGATTTATTCCGCGCGCCTGACCCACGACGCCAAGGGCGCAGAACTGTCCATCAGCCTCCAGTTCGCCCGCCACGAGACACTTATCTGGCATGGCATCGAGCGCCACCAGTAATTCGCGCAATAGCGCCTGACCGCGCTTCCCCCTGATGGCTGACATGACCTGAGCGCGATACCGGCCCAGTGCGAGAGGATCGTCGTCGCCATAATCGTCGCTGTATCCGCTGCGACTCATGCCGCACCTCCCACAGCGGGCTGGCTGTCGTCTGCCGGGGAGCGGATGTTGTCGATAGCAGCGTCAAGCCTCTCTGGACGCTGTTTTTCTAGAGTCAGGCGTTCACGCGAAACCATTGCACGAATGCTGCGATACCGGGCCGCCTCCCGTACCTCGTCTGTCGCGGCCTGTGCGGGTGCTGCGGCAGCGTTTTGGATGAAGCGCGCAGCATCTAGCAACACTTCCAGCGTGAAGCCAGATGCACGGATCACATACGGCTCGCAGCCGATTACTTGCCCATGCATGCCACCGCCCGGTTTCTTGGATTCGTGCAGCTTAACCAGTTCTTCGACCAGACGATTGGCCTCAGTCGTCTCTGCTGCTGGCTGGATAGCGGCGGTAGCGGCAAGGGCATCGCTAATCGTGTCTTGAAAGCCGATGTTGGGGATATATCCTGCGGCTTGCTTGAGAGTGTCGCGCAGCACGCGGATTTGTTCTTGTTCAGTCATGAATTTCTCCTTTCTGGTGGAGCCGGGGACCATTTAGGGTAAACTACACCGGCGATTTTGCGGCACGGGCTTTCGGCGTTAAGCCGCCTCCATACGATTTACTAGGTTGATAACCGTCTGAGTCCCCCAAGTCTTGCCACGGGCCGTTTTAATGCCCATCCTGTTGAGTTCCCCGGCCATCCCTTTAAAGCTCATCCCCCGCTGCCGGAAGGCCCCTAGGAGCATCCCCATCTTATTCGCAAATTCGTCAGCCTTCTCCGCGTTTTTAGCCGCACCCTTGGCACGGGCTACAACTATCGTGTTCGGGTCTTTGTGGTTCGCGTAGCCGAGTTGTACACCACTGACTTTCAACTCGCTCAGGGCCGCTTTCGTGCGGTCAGAAATAGAGCTACGTTCCTTCTCCGCGAAGGTGGCATACAGGTGAAGCAACATCGGCTCAACGTCCTCGCCAAGAGCAACAGCGATGAACTTTGACTTGGCGCGTTTAATGAACCCCGCCACAAATTCAACGTCACGGGAGAGACGATCAAGCTTGCTAACGATGAGGGTAGCGCCTAGCTTTTCTGCCTTGATTACAGCGTTATGCAGAATAGGTCGGTCCTCGAACCCAAGCTTACCGCTAGCCCGTTCCTCCACTTCCTCAAGGATTTCGTAGCCGTTCATGGCTGCGAACTGCCGGATAGCTGAGCGTTGGGCCTCAATTCCGAGGCGTAGAGCCTCTTCCGCGTCATGCCCCTTCTTTTTATCCTCGGTGGAGACCCTTAAATATGAGATAAGCTTTTTCGTCATGGTCACTCCCGTTCAAATACTTAATGAACAGGAGTGTACCTTCAAAACTCTAGACGGTCAAGCTGTTTTCGCACTGTTGTTTTCCTGCCACGCGGAAAGGGTTTTATCCAGCAGGGCTTCGTATTCGTACGAAGTCGTATCCCGTTTGCGGAGCGGCACCGGGCAACCTGCTTGCTCAAGCTTAGCCACCTTACGGCTAATACGTGCTTCGCGGTAGTGGTATTTCAGTTCAACCAGCATTGCACGCTGGTTTGCTACAAGCTTCGCAAGCTGTTTACGGTCTTTTTTGGCGTAACCAAAAGCCTCCACCATAAACGCAGTCTTCCCGAGCACACGAGCACTGCGAGCTTGGTCCACCCAGAAATTAATCATCTTGTGCTGCCCTTCGATACTACGCGCGTTGAAAGCAAGCATGGATTGCAGGAAGTTAGTTTGCATGTTTGTGTTCTCCTTCAAGAAGTTGTGTTTTGTTGTTGAACATCAATCTTAGGGCTTACCGGTTTTTACGGCAAGCTTTTTCTCGTTCGCAATCTTAGTGTTGGTTGGAAACAACACAGATTATTCTTCTGCCACCACAGAGGATAGGTCAAGCTTGCCCTTGCCTCGCTGAGCACGGGCGTAGGCCATTCTCTCTCGTGGAGTCAGCTTGGGACGCTCCTGTACAGCCTCAGCACGGGCTTTGAAGGCGTTTACAGAGGCGTTCGAACGCACCATAACCACCTGATACCCAGCATTAAACAGCATAGCCTCCCCCGGCTGTTCGTCTGAAATTTGCCAACCATCAAGAGCCAAATCCACAACCTCAGCCAACAAAGCCTCAAGGGTGGCATGTGTAACAACACGTTGTTCATTGTTCATTATCTATCTCCTAAAGTTTATTTCCCACCAACAATGACGGCCAAGACTGGGCCTTGGTAACCCTCTCCGCTGTCAACCAAGCTTTCCTTGACGCTCAAAATCGCGTCAGCGTGGTTGTTCGTGTCAACTTGGATAACTCCAAGCTTGTTTTCTAAGTTTTTAAAGTAAACGTACACCTAAGTTTCCTTCTAAGTAGTAAATAAAGTAGTAGTGTACAGCTTGGCTATCTTCCTGTCAAGCAAAGTAGTTAGGGTTGACAGAATAGAAGATACGTGGTAGACTAACGACCGAACGAGCCGCTAGGCGAGTGAGGGAGTATCTAAAGTAGATATATAAAGTAGTATTTTATATTTATAAAACTAAGTAGTAATAACTTAGTAGTACAACTTAAGTAGAGTGGGGTATTGACAAACTAACTCTGTTGTGCTACTATCACACTTCTTAAGGAATTTTATGCAAGACGGAGTAATTAAGACGGTGGAGAAGCCACTGTTTGTAAAAGGTAAGCACGAGCTACAGGCTTTGCTAAAAAAGATTCAACGAGGTTCGGCGGAAGCCGTCGATATGTTGATTGAGACGATGAACAACACAGAGGTAGAGGTTAAGACCCGCGTAGCTTGTGCTCAGTCACTCATCGAATACGAAGTGAAGATTACAGACCAGATCAACAAAGACCAGCTAACCCGACAGGTAGCAGAGGTACGGGCTAAGGGCCTGATCGGCAATGGTTCTACTGTTGACGGCGAAGATAAGCCACTACCGCCTAGGGTAGATTTTACCCAGATTCAGGAAGTGTAACTTGGCAGATAGGGGCTTGACAGCAGCTAGGTAGTGTGGTAATATGCCTCCTACATGAAGAGATGGGTACTTGATTGTCTCTCTTTGAAAGGTAGGTGATCCTAGTTTGTTGGGCTTCATGTGATGTGTTCTCCTTGGTCAGTTGGGTGTGCGGCTGGTTACCGCTGTACGGAAGTACAACACGCCATCCCCGCAAACTGTAAGCGGGAAGAATCATACGGAGGGTGGAAGCACGCAAGTTGCTGCCTAACTTCCCGGACCACGTAACCGGGACAGAATTTAGCCGTTGTAGCTCAGTGGTAGAGCAGCGCCCTTGTAAAGCGCAGGTCGTCAGTTCGATTCTGGACCATCGGCACCAAGTTAGTAAGCAGCTTATGTTCCGTGTGCTGCTGTCTCCGAAGCTTCCCTACACAAGCGTAACACGGATGCGGGTTAAATTGGAGATACTACGGTGAAGGGAACACACCGATATCAAAACCGCACATCCTTCTCAAGCTAATCAATAGAAAGCGACGGTCTGAAAAACCGTAGAGCGTGGAGAGTTACCACGGGGAGGGGCCAAACAAATAGTGCTTGACAATTAGGTAGGAAGTCAGGTAATATCTGTTTGTGACGTAGCGAAAGCTACTATCCGGGTGTAAGTCAGCGGTCAGACGGCTTAGTTTGGGGCTAAGCAGCCGGTGGTTCGAATCCATCTACCCGGACCAGATTTATTTAAGCAACTGCCGACCGGGAACGAATAAGCCGAGCGGAGGAAGGGCGGTAATAGCCGTGCAACTTGTGTTGACCCGAACGAGTGGAATGCTTTGAAATAATCGGGTCCAGATAAAGAAAGTGCTTGACAGCTAGAAAGCTAGTGTGTTAAGATGCTGTAAAGAATTTGGGGATAGGGACTGCTATGGAGTGGTCACCCGCCTAGCAAGCGGGACAGCAGCCGGGATCGTACCCTCGGTATCTCCACCAAGATTGTCGCGTAGCTCAAAAGACAGAGCAGCCCAACAGGATACCCGAACTGGGCGGTTGTAGGTAAAAACCCTACCGTGACTAACTAGCAATCGCAGAAGCGGCGTGAGGAAATCATAACTCACTGAGGCAAGTCGCCAAGAAACAGAAAGACAGAAAGTGTCATAGCTAACAAAGCTATAGTGACTTGACAGATCGGAGAGACGGTCAAAGAACAACGCGGGTTTGGTATAGTGGCTGTGCAGCGTCCTTCCAAGTCGTTTAGGCCGGTTCGATTCCGGCATCCCGCTCCAAGTAATGCACGCATGGCCGAGTGTCTAGGCGCAGGATTGCAAACCCTGCTTAGCTGGGTTAGATTCCCGGTGCGTGCTCCAAGGATGTAGTAGCTGGAAGGCAGGTAAAGCCTGTCAGGCTAAACTCCGGGCCTAGCGGTATCTAGGATTGCCTTCGCCGGGAAGGGACTACAAAAACCGAGCAGAATAATGGGGGAGTGGCGAAGCTGGTTGAAACGCGCTAGTTTTAGAAACTAGTACAGTTAATGGCACATCGTGGGTTCGACTCCCACCTCCCCTACCAAGTTACGGCGTGTTGATAGAAGCAGTTACTTCAACTTACTTTTGAAAACAGTGACCGCCGAAAGGCATAGCTGCTTCGCTTGTTACCGCCAAATATTCGGCCTTAAGGGCCTCAGTGTTACGCTATGTTGATAGTTACAGTTACTTCTCTTCCATTTGAGGCGAGCGGTTCGATTCCGCCGTATCCGGGCTGGTTGCCTTTTCTGTAGCGTTTGTTACTAGCAAATTTTAAGTCGTGTTGATTGATACAGTTACTTCTCCTTGTAAGAGAGTGGTCGTTGGTTCGAATCCAACCCCTCGTGTGCTGGTCACACTTGGGTAGCTCAGTTGGTAGAGCACTTAAAATACCTGTATCGCCTGTTACCGACTACTTATAAAGCCCGTACGGGCAAAACCTAACCAAGAAAAGGAGAACGAGAAATGTCATCGCTTAATCGTAAAGCAAAGTCCGTTACCGAGCAAAACTATCACGGGCTTGCAGTAAAAAAGTTGAAAGCAGAAGACCAGCTTACCCGGCTGACTCTGGCTCACATGCTGTTCGAAGATCAGTTTTATATTGACGGTCAATCCTCAGCAGACGCCCTTAAGGCTGCTGTGAAGGCTGCTAACCCGGCTTACACCGTGGCTCTGGCTAAGACAGCCCGTACGCAGTATAAGCTGCGTCATGTGCCACTGCTGTTGGTGCGTGAGTTGGTGCGTAACGGTAACATCAAGGCCGCTGAAATCGCAGACGTTATCCAACGTCCTGACGAGATGGGCGAACTGTTGGCTATCTACAATGCTGAAAAGCGTCAGCCGCTTGCCCATCAGCTTAAGAAGGGTTTGGCTCTGGCCTTCGGTAAGTTCAACGAATACCAGCTTGCCAAGCACGATAAGAACTCCGCTGCGTACTCTGTCCGTGATGTGATGTTCATGGTGCGCCCGAAGCCGGTTAGTGAGACTCAAGTAGCGCTGTTTAAGCGCATCTCAGAGGGCCAGATGGTAACCCCAGATACGTGGGAAACCCAGCTTTCGGCAGGGGCAGACAAGCGCGAGACGTTTGAGCGCCTGATGGCTGAGAAAAAGCTTGGTGCTATGGCGTTCCTGCGCAATTTGCGCAATATGGATCAGGCCGGGGTATCCTCGACTGTGATTCGTAACTACGCACAGACGCTGGATGTGAACAATGTCCTGCCGTTCCGCTACATCGCCGCAGCACGCGTTGTGCCTCAGTTTGAGGATATGTTGGAAGCAATGATGTTCCGCTCGCTGGAAAGCGTAGAAAAGCTTCCGGGTAAGACCCGTTTGCTGGTTGATGTATCGAGTTCGATGTATACACCGAAGGTGTCTGCAAAGTCTGATATCACTCGACAAGATGCGTCTCTTGCGTTGGCTATGCTGTGCCGGGAAGTGTGCGAACAGGTTGAGATTTACAGCTTTAGCGGTAAAGCCCTGCGTATTGCGCCTCGTCGCGGTTTCGCTCTGGCTGATGCTATCAAGACTAGCCAAGGTTGTTCCGGTACTTATCTTGCGCAAAGTATCCGTGACACAGACGGCGAGTATGACCGTACTATCGTAATCACTGACGAGCAATCGAGTGATATGGTTACGGCCCCTAAAGGACATACTAAGGGGTACATCATCAACGTTGGCGCGTACAAGAACGGTGTGAATCACACTGCATGGACAACGGTTACTGGCTTCTCGGAAGCTGTGTTGGACTACATCAAAGCTGTTGAGAAGCTTTCGTAAGAAAGGGCTTGACAAGCAGCTAGCTAGGTGGTATAGTACCGATCTAGCTAGCAAAGAGCTTCTAACGAGGCTCCTTAAAAATAACCTTAGTGACAGAAACAGTTACTTCTTTCTTTTGGTGAAAACAAACGTTCTGTTTCGCTTTTTCTAGGTTATCTTTAAGATTGTGGGCGAGTGGCTTATGGAAATTGGCACACCTGCCGGATTCAAACTCCGGGCTTTTGTGGGTTCGAGTCCCACCTTGCCTACCAAACAATCAATTGCGGGGTAGAGAGTAGTTGGTAGCTCGTTAGGCTCATAACCTAAAGTCGAAAGACCCCGCCGGTTCGATCCCGGCTCCCGCAACCAATTAGGAAGTAATGCCGAAATGGGTAGGCAGCAGACTTTTAATCTGCCGAGGGGAAACCCCAGAGTGGGTTCGATTCCCACTGCTTCCACCAATATTATATAAAACAGACAGCACGGAGTTAGTCGTTGAGTAAGCAAGACCAGCTAGGGATGAACACTAGCACAGCTAGTGGCAGGTTGGTAAAGGACATTCTTTACAGTCTGGTAGTAAAGACCGGGCAAAATAACTGCTTTGTTTGTGGGTTCCCGATGTCGAGAGATACTTTCTCTATCGAGCATAAGACTCCGTGGCTAGGCAGTGAAAACCCGGTAAAGTTGTTTTTCGACTTGGAAAACATAGCGTTTAGCCATCATAAGTGCAATATTCGAGCAGCTAGGAAAACAAGAGCTTCTTGCGGTTCTCCTGCAAAGTACGCAGGCGGTTGTAGATGCGATATTTGCAAAAGCGGTAACGCGGCAAGGGCTAGGGCGAGGTACAAACCTGAACTACGGGCTGCAAAGTACGCCAGAATCGGCAAATAACTATTCCGTAAAACCCGAGCAAGGGCATGGGCGCGGCTGTTAACCGCTGGATAGCTGGGTTCGATTCCCAGATACGGAGCCAGAATTGTGAGTATCGGGTGTAGCGTTGGTATTTAACTCTCCGGGATAGCAACCGTCAACGCGGCGTAGCAGTATAGTCATCGTCTAATGGAATAGGACACATCGGCTTTCACCCTTTGGATACGAGTTCGAGTCTCGTTGGCTATACCACAAAAGCATAGACATTTAGGTAGCAAAAGCGAAAACCGCTCGTAGGCATACGAATGGCGAGGTAAATTCGACCGGGGTGGCCCGGACCAAGTAGCTTCCAAGTACCGTACCTCTAACCGCTTCCGGGGCGGCGAAATGGTTCCGAATGAGGGAGGCGGAACGTAAGTGTCTATACTTTTGTGGTAATAAGAATGCCCCTTATGGAAGTGCCATGTGGATAGGGACACGAATACTGATACCGTTGCGTTAGGGTGGCATTCTTATTATGGTCTGTTAGCTCAGAGGAAGAGCAGGGTCTTTACACGGCTCAGGTCGGGATATCGTAATTCTCACAGACTACCAAACAACTTGGGACGTAGGCAGGATTGGATAACTGCGCCTGACTGTAAATCAGGAGTCACCGACTTACTTGGTTCGATTCCAAGACGGCCCACCAGATTTTTTAAACAGGCATTCAAGGATAGCCGTGAGTAACACAGCAATAAAGAAGAAAAGCAAGCTAGGGATGAATATTAGCACGGCAAATGCAAGGCTACAAAGAGATTTGCTTTACGCGCTTGTTGTGAAAACTGGACAGAACGCGTGCTACAGGTGTGGCCGTGAAATGACCAGAGAAACGTTTTCAATCGAGCACAAGGTAGGTTGGTTGAATAGCGATGACCCTGTAGGGTTGTATTTCAACTTGGATAACATCTCGTACAGCCACTTAGGCTGTAATTCAAGGGTAACTTCTAGGCGCGGCTATTTACGACCCGGAGAAACGCCGCGATAAGTATCTACGCAAAGGTACTTGAGAATAAAGGCTCTATCGTATAGTGGTTATTACGCCGGATTGTCGATCCGAGCACGGGAGTTCAATTCTCCCTAGAGTCGCCAAACATACTCACGCCCGGTGGACTTCCGGCTCAGCGGCTACGAACCGCAGATGCACCGTTCGACTTGGTGATTGGGGTCCAAGATAAGCTGCTAACGTCTCCGCTTGCATCGCGGCATCCGGCGTTACGGTCTGTAGAAAGAGTCAGGCCAGCTTAGCAGACAATGGCGTGTATAGTGTAATGGGAGCATGGCTGGCTGTGAACCAGTCAGACAGGGATCGAAACCCGTGCACGCCCCACAGAGTACCCTTGAATGGGGCTTGAAGTCCTAGCTTGCTAGGCACTACAGGTTGGCCGTATAGGGGCCACGGGTCGCAACCGTGGCAAAGAACGGCGTGATGGCACTAAAGTGCATGACTTTTAACGCGTGGGGAATAGTAAAACGCCAATAGTGGGTTAGCTCAAAGGTAGAGCACTGGCTTGATAAGCCATAGACGTTGGTTCGATACCATCACTCACTACCAGAATACTGTTGCGGTGTAGCTCAGTGATAGAGCAGCGGAATTTGACTCCGTTGGTCGGTGGTTTGAATCCACCCACCGTTGCCATTACCATAGGTCCGCATGTTCCAAGTCGGCGAACGTGGCTCCAAACCATGTTGAGGAAGGTTAGATTCCGTTCCGGGCCTGCCATAACAAGCTATTGACAAAGATAGCTATCTAGTGCTATACTAAGCACGCAAATGGAAGATTAACCAGCCGGGGCGCTGGCGTGGTTTGCTAAACCTACGGTGCGCTTTGCAGCGCATGGCAGTCGGGATGTCAGTCTTCCGCCAAAAATAAGGAGCTTGTATGCGCTATATTAAGCCGAAAGGTGTAAGTGATCCTATCTCCCGTCTTAGGCGGGAAGAAGGTTGGAATAGCGACAAGCGAAAAAAGACCCTATTTAAGAATAGGGCAATGTTAGATAAATTGGAGGGTAATCTAGCCGGGGATGCTAGCGTTGCCTTGAAAGCATCTGGAACGTCATACGTCAGGGGTTCGATTCCGCCTGCCCTCCGCCATACAACGCGTCTATAGCACAATGGATAGTGCATGGGCCTTCTACTCCCAACGGTGGGGGTTCGACTCCCTCTAGACGCTCCAAGTTCCCCGACAGGGAATCGCTACGTTAGGAAACTAACGCTAGTATCTGGCATCTATGCCTGCCCAAGAAAATAGACGGTCTTAATGTGAGGTTCCCGTAAAGAACCCGCCAAAATACCCGCCAATAGCGTGCTATTGGCTCAAGGGCTGAGGCCCTTGCTTTAATTCCCCCGTTAGGCTCGTCCGAAGCGGGAGATAGGCAGTGTGGCCCCTTTAGACCTAATTCGTCACGGGAGTAGCTTGCTGCCGGTGCGGAGAGGGGTTCACAACTGGAACCCATGTTGCTGAGCAGGTAGCGTGGCAGGTAACACTAAAATGTCATTATTACGCCCTGCACTCTTGTGAGTGCGGGGCTTTTTGTTTTGGGAGTTTTAATGGGTAATCGTAAAGTCACTGTAGAAGAATTCTTAGAAAGAGCGCGTGCAGCGCACGGGGCCATTTACGACTATTCAGATTCGGGTTATCGCACTATGAGTCAGAAGGTAAAGATTATCTGCGCAAAGCATGGCGAATTTTATCAAACCCCAGAAAAGCATGTAACGGGGCAAGGCTGTAGGAAGTGTGGCAAAGAGAGAACGGCTGAGAAGCAAGTATGGAGTTTAAGCGACTTCACTCTAAAGGCAAATGAGGTTCACAGTAATAAATACGACTACAGCAAAGCCGAGTACCGCTCATATAGCACTAAAGTTGACATCCTATGCAAGGATCATGGCGTTTTCAAACAAACGCCCGGTTCCCACCTACAGGGGAATGGTTGCCCGAAATGCGGTAGAAAAGGTTGGTTTAAACCCACTGAAAACGCAATCCTTTACGTTCTGACAAGCGAAAAACTCACGAAAATTGGCGTGACTAATAACCACGTAGGCGAGCGCATTGGAAATATTAAGTACGAAACAGGTATTGTATTTAAACCTTTTGCACAGTACAAGCTGGGATTGAAGGCGCTGAAAGTAGAACAAGAAGTCCTAAAGAAATTAAGAAAAACATTTGCATCTCCGGGTGAGGTTTTTACGGGTTCAACTGAATGTTTTAAATCACTAGATGTCTCTTTTGTTTGTGAAATTGTAGAGAAAGAAATTTGTAAACATGGCGGATAAGCAAAAAATTTACGGGCCATGCTCACGAAAGCAGCAGTTGGTTCTTTTGGATAACGAGTCGGATATTTTGCTTACAGGTGGCGGGGCTGGTTCTGGTAAGACCCATACTTGCATCATTAAGGCACTTAAATTTGCGGAAGACCCTGCTGCCCGGATCGTTGTATTGCGTCTCACCTACCCAATGCTGGCCTCAATCGGGGGGCTTATTGAGGAAGCGAATAAGATTTTTTCTGATTTTGGTACTGAGTACAAGGTTCAGCTAAAAGAGCACCACTTCCCTAACGGCGCACGCGTCAAGTTCGTGGCAATGCCTACAGACTTGAAAGAAGTTCAGGGTTGGCAACCTACCCACGTTATTATTGACGAGGGAGCCGAATTCACCCTAGCAGACATCCTAGCCCTACAAGCACGTATCCGCTCCACTACTTACAAAAAGTACAAGCTGAGCATGACGATTACGTGTAACCCGGATCGCAACTCTTGGCTGTACGACTGGGTGGAATTCTCGCTCGATCCCGACACCGGGATTCCTAAGCCGGGAACGGAGAACATCATTCGCTGGTTCGTTATCCTGAACGGTAAAATCTACTGGGGAGACAGCCCAGAGCAACTTTACAAGGAACACGGTGAAGGCTACATCTACGGTGATACTTTCATCCCGCTAAGCTTCCGCTTTATCCCGATGACCATTGAGGATAATCCTGTCATCCTCAAACACAACCCCCGCTACAAAGCTAACCTGCTATCGCAAAGCCGCGTTTCGCAGCTACGCTATCTATATGGGTCGTGGACCGCAGTACCGGAAGGCAGCAGCGTATTCAACCGTGCTTGGGTTACGGAGAACGGGCGTCTGGTGGACTTTGCCCCACCAGAGGTACAAAACCGCGTTCGCTCGTGGGACTTGGCCTATTCCATCCCATCTGAAACTTACCCTAACCCGGACTGGACAGTCGGTGTGAAAATGTCCCGTTCACGAGAGGGCATCTACTACATTGAGGATGTCGTGAGGTTTAGGAAGCTAACAGATGGCGTAATTAAGACGATTATAGACACAGCCGAGGCCGATGGCAAGAACCAACTTGTAACATACCCAAAAGATAAGGGTGGCGGTAAAGCTAACAGCGTCCACATGGCCCGTATCTTCGCAGAGAACGGCATGTTCACACGCGGTATCCCCATCTCCCCGCACTCTAGCAAGATGCAGCGTTTCTTGCCATTTTGTTCTTTGTGTGAGGCTGGGTTGGTAAGGCTGGTGAGAGGCCCGTGGAACGAAGAGTTCCTATCTGAGCTAGAACGTTTTACTGGGGATAAGAAGGCCAAGGACGATCAGGTCGATGCAACAAGTGACGCTTTTAACACGCTTGCTAAGCAAACGTTGATGCCTGCATTCAGCATCCCCGATCTAACTAAGCCGTCCCTAGTGCCTAAACTTTGATTGCTACCACACTAGCTAGCTCACTGTCAAGTAGGGAGTTGACAAATTGTGGGTTTTATGGTACAATCGCCTCATTAAATAAAAAGGAGTTAGTATGGCAGCTAAGAAGCCCAAAGATGGTGCTGGACTAGCAGCCGATAACGGAGCAGTAATCCCGCGACTATCGCTCGGTGAATCTGGCCTTGTCGGGCTGCGAACTTCTAACGGTCAGATTCTTGAGGAAGCTAATAGAGCATTCCGCTTCCCGGCGTTTCTAAAGACAGTTAATGAGATGCGCAATGATCCAACGATTGCTGCCGCCCTTAACGTCTACCGCATGATGCTAACGCGTGTTGATTGGACGGTACAACCTCCACAAGACGCGTCTGAAACAGAAAAACAGAGAGCAGCTTTTATTGAGTCCTGCATGGATGATATGGAGCACTCTTGGGGCCAATTCATCACGGAAGTAGTGACGTATATTGAATACGGCTTCTCCGTACAGGAAAAGGTCTACCGCCGTCGCCTAACGCGTAACGGCAGCAAACATAATGACGGCTTGGTTGGCATTCGAAAGATTGCCCCGCGCTCGCAAGATACAATCCGGCATTGGTGGTTTAGTGATGACGGGCGTGATTTGGTGAGCATCGGTCAAAGCCTGATTAACCTAGAAAACGGCTCACGATACGCTGCTAACACTACTGCTAAAGACGGTGTTATCACTATCGACCGCTCAAAATTCATGCTATTTAGCGCAGACAGCGTTAAAGGCAATCCAGAAGGAAAATCCCTACTTAAAAGCGTTTATCTGCCCTACAAGCAGCTATCCATGCTTAAGGACCAGTTGCTTCTGGGTGTATCAAAAGATATGGCCGCTGTGCCGATTGTGTACCTGCCACCGGACCTGATGGATGCAAATGCCACAGACGATAAGAAAGCAGCGTACCAAGCATATCAAAAGCTCGTAGAAAATGTGGCGTCGGGAACTCAGAAGGGGATGATTCTCCCGATGATGTACGATGACAACGGCAAGCAGATGTTTGAGTTTAAGCTTATGGAAGCTAAGGGAACCAACAAGTTTGATATCCCTAACATCATTAAGCAACTTCAAAACGACATCTTCGTAGCTCTTAATTGTGACGTAATTGCTGCAAGCGGTGAAGGTTCTTTCGACATTGGCGAAGCAAAGACAAACTTGCTAGCTTTGGCAATCGAGCATCGCCTGAACGAAATTCGAGACGTTCTTAATAACGATCTTATCCCACAACTGTACGCTTTGAATGGATGGAGCCAAGAAAGGCTTCCAACGTTCGAATACGGCGACATTGTTGACCTTGATTCGGAAGCATTCTCTAAGCTTGTACAACGTGTTGCTAGTGTTGGTTTGGTTGAAATTGACCGCCCAGTGCTTAATAAGATTCGTCATGCTATGGGTGTTCCTGAGCTAGCCGCTGATGCGGAAGTAGACAAGGAAAATCTGACAGGTGCAGCGAGTCGTAGCGGTGACGGGATGAAGCCCGGAACTACAGGTGAGGGTACTGCCAAGATTAACGGTAAGAACAGTAAAACCGACAAATCGGCAAGCAATGCCGACAATTCTGCGTAAAGGAGCCAGATGGCACATTCGCTCTATAGACTACTAGACACGGTTTGGAATACTCCCCATCTGGTGACAGAAGCAGCACTACGCCCGATTGTAGATTACCTACAAACAAGGACGGCAGGTGAAATTGCTATGTCGTCAGCGGTAGTGCCAAATGCTAAAGCTCCCCAACCTGAAAAGGTTGGGGGCATTGGAGAGATTAAAGTTGACGGTGTTTTGACATACAAACCTGTGGTTGGTATGTGCGGGCCTGTCGGTGTTAGCTACCAAAGCATTCTCCAAGACGCACAATCCCTGATTAACGCTGGCGTTGACACTATCGTGATGACGCACAGTTCCCCCGGTGGACAAGCAGCACATTGCTTCTCTACTGCCCTTGAGTTGCGCGATATGTGCGACAAAGCGGGTGTAAGACTGATTAGCTACATTGACGTTCAATCGTGTTCCGCTGCCTTGGCCCTCGGGGTCGTTGCTGACGAGGTATATATTCATCCAAGCGCCTATACAGGCTCAATTGGCTGTGTATGTGCTCTCGTTGATAAAAGCAAGGCGATGGCCGATGCAGGATTGAAGCCAATTTATATTGCTTCAACTCCCGGTAAAACCGGATTCAATGCAGACGGAAGTTTCTCCGACAGCTTCCTAGAAGAGTTGCAGGCTGATGTTACCCGCCTAGGAAATCAATTTGCAGAGCACGTATCGAAGTTCACAGGAATTGATGTTGAAACTATCGCTGCGATGGACGCAAAAACATACCACGCGGAGGCCGCTGTAGAGGTTGGTCTTGCAAACGGGGTTATGGATCATAAACAATTTGCAGACTATCTAACAAAGGATAAAACGTGATTGATGCACTAAAACGAAAACTGGGCATTGCAGCGCAAGCCGACGACGCCCAAGCCGGGGCTAACGGGGATGTTGAAGTAAAGATGGAAGACCTTCTGGAAACTAACTCTCAACTTACAGACCAACTGGCCGGATACAACGAAAGGTTTGCCGCACAAGCGGCTGAATTGGAAGCAGCCCTTAGAGAACTGGCAGAAACGAAAGCCGCTCTAACCGCCATCCAAGAAGCAAACGCAAAAGCAGCAGCAGATACGCTGGCTGCAAAGCTAGCCGCTCGAAAGGAAGCTATTGTAGCTGCCCTTGGCACAGAGCGTGCAGACGCGTTTATGGCCGCTACTAAAGATATGCCGGATGAGCAGTTTAAAACGGTTATGGCTGCTATGGCCCTAAACGCAGAAGCAGAAGCAAATAAGCCGGAATTCACTGAGGTTGGTGTTGACGCACAGGCTGATGTGAATGCGCTGCAAGCGGAAGCAGCAAGTAATGGTACAGCGGCTATTTTGAAAGCTAAGTACCAGCAACCAGCCGCAAAATAATTAATTTCAATTAAAGGAATAAATATGACTGTAATTGCAACAGAAGGCCAATTTAGCCGCCTTTCTTCGCTGCTTAAGGGCAATGACACTCCAGAGAACATTAAGCTTTTCTCGGACCTTATCACTGCAAACGAAGCCGCTGGTGCTACCTACTCGCTGGGTACTGTGCTTGGAAAAATCACTGCTTCTGGTAAGTATGTGGTTTGCAAAAAAGGTGCTGTAGACGGTTCGCAAAACCCGGCAGCGATCTACTGGGCTAACAACTTCGGTGAAGTAAAAGACGCCGTGCTTGGTGCTGGCGCTGACACTAAAGTTCTGGCGCTGACTCGCGGTAAGCTGGTGGTGGCTAAGGAAGCTTTGAAACTGGACGCCTCATTTGCAACCGGCGCTGATAAACAAGCCGTTTATGACGCTCTTAAAGCTCTCGGCATCCTCGTTGAAGCATCGTTCTGATCGCTGCTGACGCTTTAAACAAGAAAGGAAACAAATAAATGATCGTTCGTTCATTTGGTAACGGTTTTGAAGTTCAAGACTGGACACAAGAGATTAATACTATCCCTAACCAGTGGGGTACTATTGGTCAGCTTGGAATCTTCCAAGAAGAATCCGTAGCAGAGCACGTTGTAGTTTTCGAAGAAATCACTAAAGACGGCAACCTGATCGTTGACCGTGTGCGTGGTGAACGCGGTAACGTTGGTCGTGACGCTTCGCGTAAGATTCACTCGTTCAACGTTCCGCACTTCCCGTACGATGACGCCATCTACCCGATGGACATCCAAGGTAAGCGTGCCTACGGTTCGGCTACAGAGGTAGAAACCTTTGACGCTGTTCGTGCTCGCAAGATGGAACGTATCCGTCAAAACCACGCATGGACTCTGGAAGCAGCCCGTGCGCAAGCAATCGTGCAAGGTACTGTGTACGCTCCTAGCGGAACCGTAACACAAGACTGGTATGGTGAATTCGGCGTTGCTCGCCCCGCTGCTACTGACTTCCTGCTAGGTACTTCGACTACCGAAGTGCTGGCTAAGATCGAAACTGTAATCGCCCAAATCCAAGACGCCTACGGTTCGTCAGTGAGCATGACTGGTATTGTCTGCTTGTGCAGCAGCCAGTTCTTCTCGAAGCTGATTGCGCACGCAAGCGTTAAAGCCGCTTACCAGTTCTACGTTGCTACCGCTGGTCAAGACCCGCTGCGTGGCCGTATGGCTGCTGGTGGTTCGGCAGTGCCGCTGCGTCGTGAGTTCTTCTACGGTGGTGTGCGCTTCATCGAAATGCGCGATGCCTACAACGGAACTAAGCTGATCCCTGACGGTGAAGCATACTTCCTGCCTACTGGTACTGACGCATTCCGTACGTACTTCTCGCCTGCTAACCGCTTCGGCTTCGTCAACACCCTTGGTGAACAAGTCTATTATTTTGAGGCGGCGGACCCTAAGGGGACTTGCTACACCATTGAGACAGAGAGCAATTTTGTTAATGCCCTATTGCGCCCTCTGCTTGTGGTTAAAGCTAACAGCAGCAACTGATAGGTAGTTAAGAACTCGGCGGATAAACACCGCCCAGTCTCTTGATCCAAGCGGCCCACGGGCCGCTTCAATAAGGAGATTGAAAATTAAAAAGTGTACAAGCTGTGATACCGACAAATCACGGGACAACTTTCACAAGAGGGCCGCAAGCAAAGACGGGCTTTCTCCAAAGTGTAAGGCTTGTATTGCAGAGTACCAAAGATCGTTTTCTGCGGAAACAAAGGCCGCTAAAGCTAAGGCATCTAAGGAGTGGTACGAGGCAAATAAAGATAGGGCTAGGGAAAGTAGGGCGGCTTATAGTAAGAGAAACGCTGCTAGGCTAAGAGGGGTTGAGAAATCTTGGCGAAAATCTAATCCTGTTAGAGTTACTACTTACAGAAGTAAAAGACGCGCTGCTAGATTGAACGCCATTCTACGGTTGGATGAGATGGACTCGGAATTCAATGACTTGTTTATTCTGGAAGCCCATGACCTAGTTAGACTGCGGAATAGCGTTACTGGCACAAAATGGCATGTTGACCACATAGTTCCTCTCCAATCCAAGGTTGTTTGTGGCCTTCACTGGTACGCTAATTTGCGAGTTATTACAGCAAAGGAAAATCAAATGAAGGGAAATAGAGTTTGGGAGAATCAATGGTAATCGACCCTACTACAAATATTGGAAAGATGCGGCTAAGGCTGGGCGACTACACAGACCTCCCTATTTTCGGGGATGAGGTTTATCAGTCCGCGCTAGACGACTGTAACGGGAATCTCCCACAAGCTTGTAAGTTGGTGGCTCAGTATATTCTTGCCACTCTAACGGGACAGACTCATCAGAAGCTTGCTCAAGTCGAGGTTTATGGCCGGGAATGGTTCATCAGCTACAAGGAATACATCAAGCTAACAATTCTAAACCCGAATTTCATGCAGGCTATTCCGCCCCCATTCGGTGTTACTGAGCCGCTACCGCTTGCTGATTTTCAAAGTGACTGGAACCTTTTGTACGGTGTTACAGAGGCCCAGCAAAACCATGCCCTAGCTACGGCAGTCTGCCCTTATTTCTAAGGAGGGCGCATGATTGATCCCGTAGTTAGAACAGTAGCTAACTTGATTAAGCTACGTGGTGGACCACTAAAGATGTCTATTGCGACTACCGGTGTGTACAACCCCGATACATCAACAGTTGATAACGTTGTAGTGGACTACACGGTACAGGCTCTTGTGTTGGATGCCAAGGAATCGCTTGCAATGGGCAGCTTGGTTAAAGCCGGTGACAAGCAGGTTTTCATTAAGCCCGATCCAGTAAATCCCAAGCCGGAACAAGGCACTACAGAGCTTACTATCAGTGGTGAAGTGTTCAAGGTTTATCTAGTTAAGCCGCTTAATCCAAGTGATAGCAAAGTGATTTATTACGAAGTGTATGCGAGGCGGTAAATGGCTCTGGGATTCGCTGATTCGATTCGTTTAACCGCTGAAAAACAGTTAGCGGAGGTTGATAAAAAGGTAGAGGGCGTGGCAGTTGAGCTATTTACAGCCGTGGTGAATTTCTCCCCTAACCAAATCAAAGGTGCTATCTATTCAAAAGGCGAGTTCATCAATAACTGGCACGCTGCTAGGAATGGTGAAGACCTCTCCAACACAGGCTGGTTTAGCGATACAGGTGAGGGTAGCAGATTGAGTATAGCTGGAATTAAGGCAGCTAAAACTTTCTACCGACGAGATGGCTTTGTAACGCTAAGCAACAGCACCCCCTACGCGGAGCTTGTTGAGTATAAGGGCTGGCCTACTAGTATTAACCCGGCTTGGATTAGAAATCTCCCGCCATATGCCCCTGTTCGCAGCGCATGGAGCCATGTCGTTCCTAAATTTAAAGTGTGAGGGTAGATGACAATTAGGACGGAAGTAGAGAAAAAGCTAGCTTCGCTAAACATCCCCATCGCTTACGAAAATGTCAGCTTTACCCGGCCTACCGGGGAGTGGCTAGAAGTGTTCTTTCTGACACCAAATAAGTTGCTGAGCAATGTAGCAGCAGATGGTTACAGGGAATACGGGATGTTTCAGGTGAACGTACATACGAAGCTTGGAACAGGTTCAGGCAGGGCTACGGAGCTTGTGAACATGATTAAAAACCTGTTCCCCGTGCTCCCGAAGACAGGCTCATTTAGCGTGGAGAGTCCACCTAACGAAGCTAAGGGATTCCCAGATGGTGAGCATTGGTGCGTCCCAATAACAGTGCGCTATCGCGCAGAATTTTAATTTAAAAAGGAAATCACATGAGTAAAGCACGTACTAGCGCCGGTACAAAACTGTATGTTTCGGCCACCCTGCCAGCTACTTACGATAAAGCTGGTTTTACTGCCCTTACTTGGGTTGAGGTCGGTGAAATCTCCGATCTAGGTAGCTTCGGTAAAAAGTACAACCTTGTTACGTTTAACCCGCTGGGCGATCGTAAAACTATTAAGCGTCGTGGATCGTACAACAACGGTACGCTGTCGCTGAAAATGGCGGCTGTTCCTACGGATGGTGGTCAGGTTATCCTGCAAGATGCCGACGACGACTCGCTAGGATTTAAAGTTGTAACCCAGTCTGGTAGTACTTACTACTTCTCTGGTCAAGTTATGGGTGTGACTCTGGAAGTTGGTTCGGTCGATCAGATTATGGGCGCAAGCTGCGATATCGAGATTGACGACGACATCATCACAGACGCATTGACAGCCTAACAGAAGGCCCCGCTTCGGCGGGGCTTTTTTATTGCCTGCTAGCTAACTGCTTGACAAGCTAGCTAAAAGGTGATATAATCCGGGCACAAACGCCGCGAGGCGTACGTAAGTAAAAATCTACCATTATAACACACAAAAGGAACTACCATGTCATTTGATATCGCATCTCTTTCGATTAACGAATCTACCGTACTGCACTTGACGCACCCCGGAACTGGCGAAAAGCTGTACGCCGACGATGCTAAGAAAAAGCCAATCACTATCACTGTGGGTTCTACTAGCTCGCGTGAATACCGCGACTACATGGCTGGTGTACGTAACCGTAACCTGCAACGCCAGCGTGCCGCTAAGGGCCGTGACGTTATCATTACCCCGGCTGAACAACTGGAAGAAGGTCTCGGCCTGCTAACCGCAGTTTGCTTTGGCGCAGAAAATCTGGTGTACAACGGTAAGGCCGTGAAAACATCGGCTGACTTCCGCGAACTACTGGATGACCCTAAAATGTCGTGGGTTAAAGAGCAAGTTGACCAGACAGTGGGTAGCGTTGACGTTTTTATCAAGGAGTCGTTGACGCACTAATTCTTTACGTCCGGCAGGAGGCGTTCTATAACGCCACCCCGGAAGGCAAGAAGATGAGTCGTGCTGAGGAAATCGAGCGGAGTATCGAACAGCACGACAAGCAAAAAGTTATTAAGCAACACAGCGACGACGACTCCGAATCAGAGTTTGAAGATTTGGAACCGCCTCCCGTAGCTGTGATTGAGCGACAAGAGATTCCCATGCCTGAGCTTGTGCCGGGGTCGGAATACCTTGTCGCTTTTTTGCATTCTGCTGGGACGGCAACAGCAACCGGAATGGGCCTAACCGGGTTGTCATGGCAAGAGCTTGAGGCATGGGCCAAGTGCACCGATAACATCGGTATTGTAAGTCCAAGGGATATGAAGATTCTCCACACACTCAGCAGAGCATACGCGAATGAATACGCTAGAGCGTCTAAAAAGGATGCTAAGCCACCGTATGAGCCTAATGTTGTGTTGGACGAAGAAGTACGCGAAGTGGTTTCTAATAAGGTGGATGACCTCTTTGCGAGTTTGGTAGCCTTCCAATCAAAGGGAGGTAAGAATAAAGGGAAATAATGGCAACAACAGACATTTCAGTATTGCAGGTAAAAGTTACCAGCACAGGTATTACTGATACTGCCAATAAGCTTGATAAGCTAGCCCAAAATGCCGACAAGGCCGAACAAGCGGTTAGAAAGCTTGGAACTCAAGTCCTTGCGTCTAACAACGGCTTGGCCTCTTCGTCAGGCGTGGTAGTAGCTCTGACTAACGCCCTGCTACAGCTTAATAGCACATTGAGTAGCGTAACTGTTCAGACTAACACTAACACAAACGCAATCAGGAGCCACACGTCAGCAATGCGTGACGCGCACGACGCCGCCCGTGGTCTTGCTGGTTCGCTGGGTGCGCTATGGGTAACCTACGGAAATATGCTGCCTCTGGCGGCAGGCTTGGCCGTTGGTGCTTCACTTAAAGGTATAATCTCATCAGGTGCCGAAGTGGAACATGCAATTGAGTCCTTGCGAGTAAAAGGCGAAGAGTCAGTAGAAACCGCCAACAAAATCCGTGAGTCGGTACTGTCCATCGGGCAGGGCGTTTACGGGCCACGTGAAGTGGCTAAGGCGTTCGATGCCTTGATTCTAGCTGGTCTTAGCGGCAAGGAAGCTATTGATGCTGTTAAAGCATCCCTGAACCTTGCAACCGCTGGCGGCGATAAAATCGAGAAGGCCGCTGAGTCGCTGGTAACCATCGGTACAGCCGTTGGTGCCACATCCAAGCAATACGACTACCTAGCTGATGGAATCTCCAAAGCTGCTAACGTATCGCTTGCATCGGTCAATAGTATTTCAGAAGCCGTTAAGCGCGGCTCTGTAGTGAACAAGTTGTACGGTGCGACGTTTGAAGATATCCTTGTCCAAGCGTCAGCCCTGTCCCAGTTGGGTATTAAGAACAGTGCCGCTGGTACTGCTATCTCCAACTTCTATGCCGATGCTACAGGTAAGACAGAGAAGGCTAAGAACGCTCTTAAAGAGCTAGGTATGTCATTCTTCGATGCCACCGGGCGAGCTAAGCCGTTGGTGGCGGTGCTGGAAGAATTTCAGGAAAGACTCAACAAGTTTACTGAGGGCAAGCAAAAGAGCCTGATTCAAGATATCTTTGGCGAACGTGGTTTGCGTGACGTAGTAGGTCTGCTGGCTATGGTGAATAGCCAGTCTGATTCGGCTAAAAATAAGCTCGAAGAAATGTCGCAAGCTATTAAAAATGCGGCAGGCACTTCGGCCCTAGCTTCTGCCCAGTTGGCTCTTACGACTGAAAACCAATTGAAGTCGGTAAAGAACACGCTTGAAACTACTTTCGTCAAGGTGTTTAACCAGATTGAGCCAGAAATCAACATCCTTGCTGGGGCGCTTAGAAAGGCGTTTAACTCGCCCGAGTTTGAAAGTGGGTTGGGTGCGCTTGCAAGTGGCGTTGCTAGCCTGATTAAGCTCATTGTGGAGTACAGCAACGTTCTATTGCTAGCTGTGGATGGAATGTTGCTATGGAAAGCCGCCACGGTTGGGGGAGAGCTATTTACAGCAGTCGCCATTGGCGCTCAAAAAGCCGCACAAGCTATGGGGTTGCTAGCAGCAAGCACAGACGCAGCAGCTATTGCCGCAGGCGGCTTCACGCGTGCTCTGGGCCTTGTTGGTGCTATCCTTGCCGTTGTAGGCACTGGATGGGCGTTGTACAGCGCAGCAACGCACGAAGCAACGGATAAGGCCAAGGAAAAGGCTGATGCCTACACTTCTAACTACCTTGAAGTTCTTGAGCAAGAGGCAGAACGACTTGCAAAGACTAACAAGCTGATGGAAGAAGGTAAGACCGCAGCAGAAGCCCAAGCTAACGCTACACGGGAACTTGCTCTGGCTAAAGCCCAGTCCGTCAACCAAGACTTGATTGATGCGGCCTTGAAGAAGCGAAATGCTGCCGCAGAAGAAGCCGCCAAAGGCCCCGGAATTGGCCGTAGCGCAAACGACTTCGCAAGAAGCCAGCTTGCTTTGAAAGCCGCACAGAAGGAGCTAGATGACGCTGTTGAGGCATCTGCA